GCAACTAAACAAAGTGATTTCAAAAATATGTATCAAACATATAAGGATGAAACTAAAAATGATATATCATTTAATGCTTATAATGATATGACTAATAAATCAGTTGCTGGTTCAATATCTAGTATATTTAAATCAGATCCAAATACTCCAAAAGTTAATAATGGATTTTTAATGGGATACAAATATCCAAATCAAGGTGGAATGATTAAAGGTGCTTATGAACCACGAGGTATATATCAAAAAACTATTGACAGTTTTAATGGTACTAATAAAGTATTAGATGATAATAATAATTTAGTAGATAAAACAAATTTTGATTCAGAGTTTGAAACTCCTGATATGTATAAAGATATTCCTTCAACTTATCAAGGTACTGAAGCTGTACCTAAAAACTTTATAGAAGAGTTGCTAGGAGTATCCTCAGCATTCATATCTTCAATGTTTAATGGTAAGTCATTTAGTGAACTGGCAAGTAAAGAAAATATAACTACTACTGGAATTACTGGAGTGAAGAATGCAATACAAGGTGGACCTCAACCTGCAAATAGTTGGTTCTTAGATGCTGTTGGATTAAATAGAATGTCATCTGATTATGGGTATAGAACACATCCTATAACTGGTAGGAAAAGTTTCCATAGTGGAATAGATTATGCTGCTCCAGAAGGAACTCCTGTAAGAACTCCAGTTGCTGGATATGTATCTGTATCTAAATATTCACCTGGTGGTTATGGTAATAGAATTTATGTCATTGATGAAAAAGGTAATGCACATGTATTTGCTCATTTATCTAAACGCCTAGTTCAAAAAGGAGATAAAGTAAATGCTGGACAAATTATAGGATTAATAGGAACAACTGGTAGTTCTACTGGACCTCATTTACATTATAGTGTATTTAAAGGTAAACATTATAGTACTACTAAGCATTATGATCCTAATGAGTATTTTAGTAGAGTATATAAATCAGAAGCTGTTAAATCTAATATTGCTAGTAAAGTATTAAGTGATTCATATAGAGGTAAGTATGAACAATCAATATCTAATAATAACATAGTCAATAATAATCAGACTTCAAATGCTGGTGGTTATGATGATAATTTTGAGAAAATTCTACAAGTAGTCGTTTCATTATTATCTAAAGTTGTTAATAATACTTCAGATTTATCTCAAATTATAAGTATACTTTCTAATGGCTTAAATGTAACTTTAGATAAAGAACAAATAAAATCTATTGGTACATCTACTAAATCTAAACAATCATTTAAAGATAATATAAGTAATAATGTCAATACTGATACAGCTGAATTGAAAGAGATTGCAGATGTATTAGCTCAATTAGCAAGAACATAAAAAAATATATACTAAGGATAGACATCTATCCTTAGTATTTTTATTGAAAGGAGGACGATATGTCAAATATAGCAGATGGAGCTGGTGGATCTAGTGCACCGTATTTACCAATATCTACAGGATTTTTATATAATCCACCTGTAACAAGTATATCGAATAATAATTCTTCTTCGTATAACTATTCTTCAAGAGGTAATCAGCATTTATCAGAAAAAGATAAACGAAAGAACCCTATAATAGAAGTAGACTACGACATGAAAGTAATAGTTACATCTGTAGCAGTTAGAAGCGGTCCAGGAATATCTTATAATCAAATTCCTAATAAATTATATTTATATAATGGTGATATTATTCATGTTACTAAAGCTAGTAAAGGGTGGTTTAAACATGAAGATGGATGGAGTTATGGCAATAATGGAAAATACTTACAAATAACAGCTCCAATAACTCAATCAGTGTCTATAACTAAAGTTGAACAAGATGATGAATTAAATGATTCAAAAATGACACAAATAGATTATGGAGTATCTCCAATACGTCAAGATTACCAAGCTGCCGTTAATTATAAAAGTGATATATATCAGAATTATAATACTTCAACATTAGATTCATTTAAAGGTATTCATGGATTACCATTTCATCATTTAAATTCTACAGATATTTATATGAATAAACTTACAGATAGTAAAGTTAATTATGGTAGAAAATTTACAGAAAAGATTTTAGAAAATATGCCATTATTATTATTATCTCCAGGGAAACCTAGTTTTTTAGATGGTTATACTTCATCAGAAAAAAGTTCTTTTATATCAAATGCACTTGGTGCATTTAATGGTGATAAAAGTGAACTTGATAATATACTAAATATAGATAGCAGTAATGGTAGATATTATACTTTTAAATTTGATTATGCAAATTATTATAAATATGTAAATGGAATGATATGGGCACATGCACAACTTTTAGGTATAGGTGATGAATCTATGTATGGATCTACATGTGGTAAATATGATTGGTCTAAATTTTCTGATAATAATGAATTACGTGGATTTTTTTCATCTAGAGAATTTGTTGCGTTTTATATAGATGCAGAAGCTCAGATTTCTGAATCTTTTTCAAATAGTACTGGTGAAAGTATGCTAGACTCAGGATTAAATAAAATGTCTGATCTTGGAAAAGAAATGGATTTTCTTTTAGGGGCAGGAATGGGTGTTAAGGTTGATGCATTAAATGCAGATAACTATGATGCTACGATGGATGATGTAAATAAAATGCTAGGAAAATTTAGTAGTCCTAGTGCTGTTATGGATAGATTAAAAAGCGGATTAGTAACAGTAGCTGGTGGAGGTCAATTAATATTTCCTGAAATATGGAAAGATTCTTCATTTAGTAAATCATATGACATTACAATAAATTTAGTTTCTCCAAATGGCGATGATAAATCTATATTTAAACATATATTCGTACCAATGTATCATCTAATGGGACTTGTTGTACCACAACAAATGGGTATGAATGGATATAGATCACCATTCTTAATAAGAGGTTTTTATAAAGGTATTTTCAATGTAGATATGGGTATTATAACTAATATGTCAATTGAAAAAGGTGGCGAAGGAAGTTGGAATGCTAACGGGTTACCAACAGAAATGAAAATAACTCTTAGTATAAAAGATTTATATGAAATTTTAACAATGACTAATTATGTTGATAGTGTTAAAGATTTTATAAAAAATACTCCAATGTTAGACTTTATTGCAAATATGGCTGGTGTAAGTATTAACCAACCAGAGTTATTTAGAACTACAGAAATGTGGTTGAACCTTAGAACTAATGCTGTTACTCAATCTCCACGTAATGCTTGGTTAAATGTAAGTAATGCTTTGTCTAATTCATTGCGTGGTGTATTTAGATAAATATTAATAACCTTACAAACTATATAATAATGCAAAGATAATGTATTAGAATATATCTTTAAGATATATTCTAATATTTTCAATGATCCCTAAAAACTTTGAAGATAGATTAAGTTGGATGGTTGATCAATATAAAATGAATGAAAATAAATTTAAGAGTATATTAAATACAAGAGATGAAATGATTAATACTTTAAAATATGATGATTTAAATATTATATTATATGAAATTCCTGAAGGTTCACCGAGACCTAGATTTCGTATAATAAATAGATCTAATTTTGCTAATGCTGCACTAGCCAATTCAGCATTTGTACATGTGTATAGTAGAGATGCAGAACAAGATTCTGCACATATGAAAAGATTAAAAGAAGATGAATTAAATAATATTATTAATAATACTAATGAATTATTAAATACACCATGTATAATAGATTATATAGTTTTTCATAAAACTCCATCTAATTTTAATATAGATGAAACATTTTTAGCAGAGATGGGAATTATTCGTCCATTGAATAAACCTGATTGGGATAATATAGGAAAGAAATATTCTGATATGTCTAATGAAAATATATGGTTAGATGATTCATTTGTTATTGATGGAAGAGTACAACGTTTTTATTCTGTATTGCCAAGAGTTGAAATAAATATTAGATATTTAAATATGGTATATACAAAAAAACAATATGATAGCATATCAAAAAGAAAAGATTTTAATAAATATAATTTAAGTTTAGAATATTTTAAAAAAGGAATGAGGGATAAAAATGTTTAATACTAAAGACATATATGAAATGAAGAAAGCACTATATTCTGCAATATATACAGATAAATTAAAAATTAGATTCTTAATAGATAATATAGAAAAATTAGATCTATTTAATGTATATATTGGAGAAGGTACAAATTTAGTACTAAAGGTAAAGAAGACTAATATAAAGAAAAAATTTGGAATAAACTATCATCATACAAGTAATTTTTACAAAGATACTCTTTATGGAAGTTTTTATAATTTATTTGTTAAATATAGAGAAGAAATAAACATAGAGTTAATTAAAAGAAATTTATTTCAAGAATATAATTATGATATATTTAATATAATAAATAATAATGAAGACATTCGTTTATTTTATACATGCATTCCTATTATGGATAATATAGTTAATTTAGATTTATAAAAAAATATATCTCTATACGCTTTTACGGCGTATAGAGATTTTTTGTTTTATTAAGATAATTCTTTGTATATCTTTTCAATATATGCTTCATCTACTAATACCATTTTAGTTGTATTAACAGTTTCTAAGAAACTATACATAGTAACAGCAGATTCCATAACCAAATCAAAGTTTATTTTATTATCTTGCATAAATACTTCTTTAGCATAATCTTCTTTTATTACTTCTTTTGTAATATGTCTAACCATTTGTTCAAAGATTGTATTAGATTTTTTATTTTTAATAGCATTAACTTTTTGTGTAGCAGTTCTAATATAAGATTCCTTTACAGCATCATTATTAGTGCTATCAATTTTTTCTTTAGAATCATCTACTATTTTATTAATATCTTCTTTATCTTTTTTATTCTTTTCTATAAATGAATTTACAGAATCAGCAACTTTAGTCTGTACTGCACTTACTACATCATCTACGTCTTTATCATTTAAATCTTCAACGAAATCTGACTTAACTTGTGTATTTAATAAGAAACTATCTACATCGTCTTTATCGACATCTTCCATGTTTTTCTTCACTGCCTCTACAACCATTGTAGATATAGAAGAAAGTAAAGGAGATTTAGATTTGAATTCATTTATTAATTTAAATGGTCCACCAGATTCTTCTATAAAATTATTTACATATGCCATTCTTATTGATGGTGAAGATACTTCTGAAGATTCTGAAATATCTATTGTTTTATTATAGATATAGTGAATAGCTTCTGCCAAATAAACTTTATTTAAATGACGTTTAAATTTATTGTATTCATGCTCTAATTGAATTCTATCTTTCTTAGGTTTAAATAAATCATCTGCTTCAACACTTTCTCTATATGCATTATAATTTTTTTCACCTTTTTTTAATAACTCTTTTCTTTCTTTTCTATCCGCTTCTTCTAATTGCATTTTAATGTATTCTGACATTTTATATCATCTCCTTAAAATTTATATATGTCTATTGTTTCTCCACCAGTACTACTTTGTCCATAAACCATTCCTCTAGCCATTTATATTCCTCCTTAAAAAATTACACTAATTCTATTTGTATATCAGGTATAGCATCTACACCTTTAGAATTTATATTTAAAAACTCTGGAATATAATGACCATCCATTTCAATTTTTTCTATAAATTGATAAGTCGTATCGTAATCATTTATTCCCATAAATTCTATATATTCGATATCAAAAAATTTATTAGTCAAATACGTAGTCAATTTAGATATATGCATTTCTTGGATTTCATTTATATTCTCTATATAATCTTTAATCTCTGCAATCATTAAATCTTTTATATTTTCCACAGCAGATTTTTGTATCTTAATTCTAAATTTAAGAGTAATATTTGTTTTGTCTAAAGATTCTTTATTGTATCCAATAGTAAACATATCTGATGGCCCATAAGTATTAAAGAATTTTACATCTATACCAAATTGATCATCTATTAATTCTTTAGCATCATCTATATAAATCTTTTTAGAAATTAAGTAGTCTATTAAAAATCTAATACTTTCAGCATTATGCATATATGAATATTTAACTAAAGGTATTGACTTTAATGTAAAATCATTATCTACAGCAGGAACTAAATCTACTTTCGTTTGAATAATATCGGTAAAGTTAACAAAGAAATCTAATCCACCATCTACATCATATGTATTACATAGTGAATATTCTTCTAATCCTGGAATAGATATATCTAAATTATTTAAACCATAATTCTCTTCAAATTTTGCTAATACATGGATACTTGCTTTACAAGCTGTAGAATCTATATAGCCAGTATTTTGTGTAGTTGTATTCATATCATTCATATTAGTAATTCTTATTGTAGAGTCTACCATGATAGTATCATCTGTAACAAATGGTACTACAAAAGTATAAGACATATCAGAAGTATTACATCAAGAACAACTATATTTCTATTTTCATTAGTATTTTGATTTAATGTAATTTCTAATTTATAAGTATCAGAATCTTCAAGTAATCTTCTATACCATTTTATTCTTGTTGATATAAATTGAATAAAACTATTTTGATTTATATAATTAAATAATAATAGATATCGTCTATCAAATAAAGTTAAATAACTACTAACTGTTAGAGGATATTTATTTACAGCAATAAAGAATGGCGAACAATATAAAAATCCTTGTTGTTCTAAATCTAATATTTCTTCATCAGTATAATTATTTAAATCTCTCACAATATTCCCAGTATTTGGATCTAATCTAAATAACTCACCAGGATTTAACGTGTATCTATCATCAGTTTCTCCATTAAATTCACTTGCAAATATCTTTATATCTCCAGTGTTTGATGGTATAATATTATCATTCTTATCTTTTAATATCATAAATGAATAATATGAACGTTCAAATTGATTATGGACTTTTTGTAAAAATTTCATTTTATTATTTTTGTCATCTAGCATATTAAAATAATTCTCTAAATCTTTAGATGTCGAAATACTCCCCCTAGATAACATAGCTTTTGGAACAATTGATTTCAATTCACTAATAGATTTTCTATCAATACCATATTCAGAATCTGTAATGGGTTTAACTATAAAAGTCATATTAGTATAACTATAAATATCACTAAACGGTTCTACTATTACATCTTCAGTATATTTAAATACACCTTTAGAACCTTCAGTTGTTTTAACTAACACAGTTATATTAGAATTTAAACTAGGTTCATATGATTCCCTAATAAAAGATACTCTTATAGTTTGAGAATCTATATAGGTATAATAACAATATTTTTTATCTGGATCTTCTAAAGGCATACCATCAAATAATGGTAATAGTTCTATAGTAGTATTTTCATTTGGATGAACTAATATTTTAAAATCTGCTAATTGAGAAGTAAATGGAAAATTAAATGTTTTATTTTCTATATTATCATCATTAATAATTTTATGATATATTTTATTTAAATTGATTTGTCTAATTTTACATTTAATAAATACATATTTTTCATTATCTATATTTAATATATAAGGTGGTAATAAATATGGATTACTAATATCGGATAATCTATTACTATTAGACATATCATATAATCCTATATAAATATTATCTCCAGTTGTTACAGATGTATTTCTAGTTATTTTAATATTATAGTCTAAATGAAATTCAAAATCACCTAAATATATAGGAGTTTCTGAGTCTATATAGAATTTATCATCAACTAGATTGTTTAATAATTCTCTTTCTGATATACCAAATAGTATATCCATTTTTGCTGGCGTTGCATTTATATCATTTACCTTAGCAATTATAGCATGAGTAATAATATTTCTTTCATATTTAGAACGTGTAATAAACATTTCATTACCCCATTCTGATGCTATCATTATATTATTTTGTATTTGATTAGAGAATATGTCTCCAATATGCCCAAATATACCCATAGCTAAAGTATCTTCATCTTCATCGATATGATCTTTTTTAATCTCATCAATAAATTCTGATATTTTATATATATCAGTACTGAGACTTTTAGTATTCATTTTTACCTCCATTTCAAATAATACGTATTTTCTTTTTCTTCAATATATGGTATATTAGCCCATTTAGCATTTACCATATTATTATCTATATCGTATAATGGCATATCGTTAGAAGAAACAGTTCCAACTAATCGTTTAAATTCTTCTATAATAATAGGATCAGAGTCTTCTACCCATGTAAATTTAAATGGTATTGAATATATTAACTTATCTTGCAATTCGGAAAAAGCTTCTCTTGGTACACTGGTTGGAAATCCTCCAGTAAGTTTACTATAAAACAATATAGTAGTAAAGTCAGAAGCTACTATAAATTTATATATTGAAATTTGGTCATCTAATATATTATTATCTATATATTCTTCTTTAGGTTTAATTAAGCCTAAACTTTTCATTCTAGTATACTCATCCCAAACTTTAAATAATGAATAAACTTCGAGATTTTTTGTATCTTGAAATTCAACTGTTATATCATTTACATTATCTGATTCAAAAGAATGCTTTCTATATATCATTCCAGAATCAAATATAGTTTTACTTGTTTCCATTACCTTAGATGTAATTGAAGGTAAGTCTACAGTATTTTTTAAAGTGTTAGATAGTATATTCATAAAAGGTCCAGATGATGAAGAAGATGACATTTGAAGCTGACTTAATATATGTGGAAATCTATTATTTACATCATTTATAATAGTATTATTAGAAGCTTCAGTTGTTAATATATGACCATTATTTGTATATAGATTTAAATCTGGTTTAGTAAAAAATACAAATTCTTTAGAACCATCTAATTTGTTGTATATATCTAGTGCACCAAATCTATTAAATTTATCTAATAATCTTATATCTTTTTCTGCATATAGGTTATTAGCATTTAATAATCTTTTTAATTCATTATTTAGATTTAGAACTTTATCCATTATAGATTAACCTCCTTTTATTATAATACGTAGTTATATTAATGTTAAATATAAAAAAAATAATATATAGCATAGACCTTTATAGTCTATGCTATATAATGTTTTATTTTCTTGCTTGACTTTTAGCTTTTTTTAGTCCTGATATACTAGCAGTCTTAGTTGATACTAATTTACTATATTTATTTTGAGCAACTTTTGCGATCTTACCAGCTTCAGATCTATTTTTCTTATATATTTCAACTTTAGCTTTATTTGCTAAATCCATATATTTTTTATAATTTGCATAACTTTTAGTTCCTTTTTGTTTAGCTAATTGAATTGCTGCTTGTTTAGTTCTTCTTTCTAGATCAGAAGATTTAGAAATTTTAACAACAGAACTTCTTTCTAAAATAGCCATATCTTGCATAGCTTCACATTCTTCAGATTCTAAGAATGCATTAAATTCATCAACATCCATAGATTCCATAATACTTGTTAATACTAAATCAGCAATTATTTTATTAGATCCTTCTCTAATTTCTAATTGTTCACTATCTTTCTTTGTAAATAACATTATGCTACCTCCTTATATAATATGCTTTATACTTATGTTAGACTATAAAAAAAATAAAGTGGATATTGATATCCACTTTAAAATAATTATTTTATTTATATATGCCCATATTATTAATAGCAAAACTATCATCACTAGCAAAACTTACTTCACTAGTATATTCTTCACCTTTAAAATTAATGACTCTGTATCCTTTTAAGGGCTCCAACAAATCTTTATATATTACTGTATTCTTATCTTTATTTAATTTTACTAAGAATAATTCATCCTTATCTTTTGCAGCCTCTTCAATTAATTTAAATATATTTAATTTTAATTCAGTCATTTTACATCTCTCCTTTTAAAATATATAAATAATATACAATATATTATTCTTTCATTATTATAATATATAATTAAAGATAAGAAGTATTACAAAAAAAATAGAATAGGTATAACCCTATTCTATATTATCATTAATATTTAATATATTAATTATTTTATCTGCATCTATTTCATTCAGACCTCTAACTTGTATAAATTCATCTGGATAAAATGTTATTATATCAAATTTTTCATCATCTAATATAGCAAATGATTCAAGTTTTCCATATTTATCTTCATGATTTAAACACGCTGTCTCTAACCAATCCTTAATCTCTGCCCCTCTACAGCTACCAACATTATGATCTATTCCATCTAATTTAACAATTCCACTTTTAAAACCTGTTGTACCAATACAAGCTTCTGGATATTTAAATCCTTTTAATGTTAAATACAATGCTAGATTATCAACACCGTCTCCTCGCCACGATGTACTAAATACAATTTTACATCCAGTTTCTTTTACAATTTTATTTAACCATTGTGTTTTATCATAATCTATATTACTTATCATATATAATGATGGTGGTTTGTCAAAATGCTCATCATCAAATTTATATTTCAATAATGCATAATATACATAATTATTAACTTTTTTATATAGCTCATATTCCTCTTCAAAATAATCTATTTCATGTTTTTTATTATTTGGATAATCTCCGTTTAATACTCCATCAAAATCTAAAAACAATATCTTCATGTATAATCTCCTTTATTCTATAGTATTACCATTAATACATATATAAATATATTCATTATTTGATATAACCATAGCTATACCATTTATATATACATATACATGATCATATTATTTTTCTTCTACTTTTTTACCATTGAGATCTATATTTATCCATTTATCATCTAATTCTACACTAGATATATTATTTACATAAATACTTATATAGTCATATCTCTCTTCATATAATGGCTTTCCGTTAATGTCTATATGAAAGTGTTTATCATTTAATTGAGCTCTAGATATATTATTTTTATAAATACTTACATAATCATATTTTTCTTTATATAATGGTTTACCTTTAAGATCTATATGAAATTCTTTATCATCTAATTGAGCTCTAGATATATTATTTTCATATTCACTTACCCAATCATATTTTTCTTCATATAAAGGTTTACCTTTAGTATCTATATGAAACCGTTTATCATTTAATATAGCTACAGCTATATCATTTTTATAATTACTCACCCATTCATATTTTTCTTTATATAATGGTTTACCATCAAGACCTATATGAAAGTACTTATCGTTTAATCTAGCTACTGCTATACCATTTATATATACACTTACCCAATCATATCTCTCTTCATATAAGGACTTACCACTAAGATCTATATGAAACCATTTATTATCTAATATAGCTATACCATCTTTATTTCTACATATCCAATCATATTTCATATTATTCTCCTTCTACTTTTTTACCATTGAGATCTATATAAAATTCTTTATCGCCTAATTGAACAAGAGCTGTATCAGTATCATCAAAACGACTTATTAAATCATATCTTTCTTCATATAATGGGTTACCTTCATTATCCATATGAAACCATTTATGATCTATATTTACTAGAATAATATCATCATATTCACTTACCCAATCATATCTTTCTTCATATAATGGGTTACCGTTTTTATCTATATGGAATTCTTTACCATCTAATTCGACTATAGCTACACCATTTACATATTCATATATCTCATCATATTCTTCTTTAATATTTTTCATTTATATCATCTCCTTAAATATATGATAAAGTATAATTACTTTATCTTCATTAATATAATATATAATTATAAAAAATATAGAATAGACATTAATTCTATTCTATAATATTACCTTTAAGATCTATATTTATCCATTTATCATCTGTTTCTACAATACTAATACCATTAATATAGTTTCCTATAAAGTCATATCTTTCTTCATATAATGGTTTACCATTAAGGTCTATATGAAACCATTTATTATCTAATTTAACTCTAGCTATATTATTTATATACTCACTCGCATAATCATATCTTTCTTCATATAAAGGTTTACCTTTAAGATCTATATGAAAGTATTTATTTTCTAATTGAATAGAAGCTATATTATTTTCATAATTATTTATAAAGTCATATCTTTCTTCATATAAGGGCTTACCTTTAAGGTCTATATGAAATTCTTTACCATCCAATCTAACCATAGCTACACCATCTTTATATTCACTTACCCATTCATATCTTTCTTTATATAAAGGTTTACCATTTTTCTTTATATGAAAGAATTTAATATCTAATCTAGCTCTAGCTACACCATTAAAATATGTACTTACCCAATCATATCTTTCTTTATATAATGGTTTATGTTTAATATTAATATGAAACATTTTATTATTCGATCTAACAACACTACTATCATCATCACTATTTGTACTTATCCAATCATATTTTTCTTTATTTTTTATCATTTATATCACTCCTCTGTTTTAATATATAATAAAGTATAATTACTTTATCTTCATTATTATAATATATAGTTTAATAATATATTAAAATGTGTGTGCCTTCCGCTATGTATATACACAAACAAAATTAAAAGATATAATATGTTTAACATAAAATTAAAAGGAGATGATATAATTTGAATAATTATCAAATAGTAAATAAATATATAAAAGAAATTACTAAAATAATGAGATCAATTTATCCACAAGCAACATCTGAAGAATTGCAAAATGCTATTAATTATAGTTTTGCAGGAAAAATGAAAAATTCTGAAGTTGTTATAAATAATATATATAAAGATACTACTATAGATACGACCCTATTAGATACAATAGAATATATAATTAGCAAAGAACCAATAATAACTCCGTATGGTGTTATGTTTAAGAGACATGATCAAGAAGAAAACTACTTGATTAATTTAACGGTTAAAAAATTCTTAAATGAAAGAAATATTAATAAAGCTGAAATGTTTAAATATCCAAAAGGTTCAGAAATGTTTAATAAATATAATCTATTACAGCTTTTAAATAAAATTGATGCTAATGGTTTTTATGGAGCATCTGGTGCACCATCATGTTTATTCTATAATTTAAATGTAGCAGCAAGTACTACATCTAGTGGTCAAAGTGCTATTGCAACTTCAGGAGTTGCATTCGAAGCTTTCTTAGCTAACAATGTTAAATTTAGAAGACTTAATGAAATCACTAGATTTATTACAAATGTATTAGAAGAAAAAAGATATACTATAGATAGTGTTGTATTAGATAGATATATTCCTAGAACAATGGTATTTGAAAAACTTATAGAAACATGTGGTCATGGTTACACTCCAACTGAAGCAGATATGGAAGTTGTATGGAAAATATTATTAGACTGTGGACCAATTGATTTAAATAGAATTTTTTATAAAAATAATCTATTTGCATTTATGGAAAATAGTAATATACAAAATATGATGATAGATATATTAAAAAAATTAAAAATGCCTTATCTTAATCCTAATAAGCTTCCAAAAGAAATTGCTGTTGAATTAAATATAATGTGGGATTTTGTCAAAGAGTATGTATTCTATAATCATCAATATATAGATAGAATTGATAGATTAACATATTTACCACGTAAAGTTGTGTTACAGATAGACACAGATTCTAATTTTATGAGTGCTGAACCATGGTATCAATATTGGAAAGAGAAAATAAGAAATATAGATTTAGATATAAAGAAAGTTATGGTACAACCATATGATATTATAGAGTATGATGATTTTGGTGATCCTATATTAAAAACACCTTTTGAAATATTAGATCCTGATTTAGATTTTGATTTAGATAACGATGTTATCGTTGAATTGAAAAGAGATGCTAATGTAGATAAAGTTATCCCTGAAGATGGTGTAAGATTTTCAGTAATTAATATATTAGCATTTATGGTAAGTAATATGGTTAATGCAACTATGGAAGAATATACTAAACATACTAATTCATATGCCCCAGGAAAACCATGTAAGTTTATAATGAAAAATGAATTCTTATTAAAGAGAACTTTAATAACTTCTAAGAAGAAAAATTATGCTTCTATAATTCAACTCCAAGAAGGTAATAAAGTAGATAATCATTTAGGGATTACAGGATTAGCAATTAATAAATCGACATTAAATCCAGCAATACAAAAAGCATTAAAAAAAGTATTATATGATGATATTCTTATGGCAGATGATATTAGCCCAATGAATGTAATTAAGAAATTAATGGTAATTGAAAGACAGATATTTAATTCACTTAAAAGTGGCAAGAGAGAATTCTTTAAACCGCTAAAAGTAAAATCTATATCAAGTTATGATGATCCAATGAGAATATCAGGAATTAAAGCTTCTTTAGTTTGGAATGCTGTTAAAGCTTTGGATTTAGAAAATATAGATATGGATAAAAGAAATGCTATTGATGTTGTTAAAGTTGATATAAACACAAAAAATGTAGAAGAAATAAAAGATATATTCCCAAATGAATATAATAGATTAATAAAATTAATAAATTCAAATGATAAGTTTAAAAAGATTAATGCTATTGCAATACCATTAGATGTAAAGGTAATTCCTGAATGGATATTGCATTTTATAGATTATGATACTATTATAAATGATAATATAAAATCATTTAATCCTATGCTAGAAACTTTAGGCATTACACAATTAAACAATGGTATCAATTACACAAACATATTAAAAATATAAGGAGAGTGATTTAGTATGTTTAAACTTTATAAACCTTTTGAATTTATATTAGACATGCATAATGTCAGAAAAGAAAAAATAGATACAAAATTTAAAGTAATAAAAATGTTAATTCATACTGCTAATTCTGAACAAATATATATACATTCTATATATATATATTATATGGCATGCTATCAATATAATATTGATGTAAATTCTTTTTATTTAGAAAAATTAAGAGATGATAAAGAATTAAGAAATTATGGTATTAAGATATTTTATTACGATGATGGCGAAATATCATACTGTACAAACAGTATTAATTTAACTTATAATGGAGGTAAATATAATGAATGGGGCGGGCACTATAAAAAATAGATTTCAATATATTAAAAAAGTAGTATCGATATGTGATTATGAAAAAAAGTTTCCTAAAAATGTTATAACAGAAGAAGAAAAAAAATATTTTAATGTAGATTATAATGATTTTCATATTGATTCTAACACTAATAGAATGTATTATGATGATGGACGTTTTGTGTATAGATTAGAAAAATAAAATAAAGAGTATACCATAATAGGTATACTCTCTTTTATTATTTTCTATGATGTTGATGAAACAAATTTAACTTTATCTTTTGGTAATTTTTGTATACTTGGATAAAATGCTGATCTTGCTCTATGAGTATAAGCATAATACTCACCTTTTTTTGTTTTCCCGATAGAGCATTGTATTTTACCAAATCTTTGTTTAATCTCATCTCTTTCTTTTGGAGTTAAAGGAACTTTTTCTAAACCTTTCTCCATTATAACACTTAATTGAATATTTTTATTTATATTATATTCTAATAGATTCTCTCCACTATCATATATATTAACTCTAGCATCATATAAGAATTCTTCATATGTCATCTCTTTTATATTATTTGGTATCTCAGAACAATTAAATATAACAAAGTTTTTACTTTCTTTTAATCCTATAGATAAATCTTTAGTATATATTCTATCTGTCCATCTAACCCCATCTTCAGATATAAATATAATATATTTATCTTCTGAATTTTTAGATATCATATTCAATTCATTAATATGAATGACTGGTTTAAAATCTTTTTCTGTCATCATCTTTAATTTTAATTCTGTAAATATTTGAAGTATTTGTTCAAAGTTATTATCAGTTAATCTAATATAATTATGTGTACCTAATTTTTTAATAGCATCTTCTTTAGCAACTTGCTTATCTCTATTAACTTGCATATCTGGATGAGTATTTTTATTAGATCCACCATCTTTAACATCAAACACTAGATTATATGGTATATAATATATATCAGTAATAAACTGATGAATAGCTCCATCAAATTTATATTCAAATATTGGTCCTGGAGTTACGATATCTTTAGATGATATTTCTAAAACTTTATCCATAAATTCTAAAGCTTTCTTTTCATATGTACCAGTATAAGTTCTATATTCACCATCTGAGAATTTATATTTACCAGAAATTTTTCTATTTGCTAACATTTTCTTTTGGTGTTCCATATCATTAAGTAATGTAGTCTTGCCATGAACATTAATCATATTTTTTTTAAATCTTTCTCTAGATTCTATTTTACATGATTCTTTTTCGCACAGACGATCATATCTCCATTTATCTTCAAGCCATTTTGTTTTATCTCCACATATAATGCATGTTCCGTTTTGCTTATTATATATATGATTAAATACTACTCTAGCTGCAGTATAACCTTGAGGAATCATATCTTCATGCTCTTCATCAACATGATGAACTAGTTCTTCTTTATCCCCTCGATAATCACAATATGGACATTTATATCTTCGTTTAGCCATTTATAATCACTCCTTTCTATATTAATATTATGTTTTAAACATATAATATCATTAAAGTATTATTTTAAGTATATAACAAAATAGTAATATTATACTACTAAAGAAGGGGGGATATGTATATGAAAGATTATGCATTTTCTATTAATAATTTTAATCAACCATTAGAATTAGATGGAAACAAAGCAGTATACACATATATTATTAAATTATTATTATTAGAAAAAGGTACTATTAAATCTCATCCTGAAATGGGTGTAGGAATACTATCGTATAGGTATAGTGATATAGAAAATATAGATACTATAAAGCAAAGCATATATGATCAAATTGGAAAATATATGCCGACATTAATGGTTACAGACATTCGATTGAATTTTATTGAAAAAGAAAAAGCTTTACAAATTATCATTATAATAAATAATGAAATTCATTATATATTTAATGCTGATTATAAAAATAATGTTGTAACTTTACAAGATTTGATATCTTAAAAGGAGGAATTGGATAATGGAAAATAACGAAGTTAAATTAAATGACATCATAAAGGATACAGAAATTAATTCTTTAGATAGTTTAAAAAAGAAAGAAGAAGTAAAAGAAGAAATTCAAGAAATATCTACAGATGAAATTAAAAAAGAATTAGGTGTAGAAGAAGAAAAACCTCATTCTTATATGGATGATATTTTTGATAAAGTAAATGCTAAAATCGAAAAAGATACAGAAAAAGCAGTAGAGATAGTAGAAGAAGGTTTATCTAATATGAACGAAGAAGAGATTAAACGAATAATAAAACCTTTAAAGAAAGATACAATATTTGATGATGAAGAAGAGGATGACGATTTTCAATATGAAGATGAAGAGGTTATTCAAGAAAGAATGGAGCAAGTTAAAAAACAAATCAAAGATAAACTTAACGTTATTAATAATAAGATAGATTTAAATTCATTTAAAGTATCTAAAAAACCTATTAGTGTTTATAAAGCATTTAAACAAACAGAGTTAAAGAGTACTAAATATACAGCAGACTGGTATTTACCAGAAACAGATATAGTATTAACAATGGAAGAGTTTCAAGGATTAGAAATTATTAATTTGAATCCTTCTAATAGTAGTAGTAATAGAAAAAATACTTTTAAAAAGATTTACAAGAATATTTATGATCATATTATTACACCTGGTAAACCACCATTTGAAGAGTTTTTAAAATTAATTAGATTTGATGATATTCCACATTTATATTTTAATATTATTAGATCTAGTTTTAATAAAAAAAATAGTATGCCATACGAATGTCCTAATACTAGTTGTAAAGAAACATTTATTGAAGATATACCTATTGATGAAATGGTTAAATTTGATTCTGATGAAGTTAAAGATAATTTCTTTGCAAAACTAGAAGAAGGTGGAGAAACATTTAATGTTAAAGAATTTGAAATTGATAGAGTTCAAATTTCTGATGAGTATGTAATAGATTTTAGACAACCTTCTGTATTTAATGTATTATTTGAAAATTTAGCATTACCAGAAAAATTTACTGAAGCTAATACTGATATAATTAGTGCAATTGCTTTTATTGAAGATATATATTTTATTGATTTGGAAAATCATGAATTAAGATCTATCAAATATAAAGTAGATTCAGAAAGTTTTAGTAAAACTATAATGAATAAAGTTATTCAGTATGGTAAAGTTATTAATAGTTTTAACTCTGATCAATACTTTAAATTTGCTGCTATAATGAGAGATATAGAACCTGATCTTAATATTAGATATGTATTTTTAGAGGAAAAGCTAATGTTACCCAAGTTATGGAAATGGGTAACAGAGCTTTTACTATGTTATTAAAAACTAGATCTAAGGAATTAGAAAACGAAAACGCAAGAGAAGCTGAAGCGGGTGCACAGATGGAAGAAGATTTAGATGAAAGGGGAGGAATATAGCATGGACAGACCAGTATTTGTAAAAAGTATAAGTCCTAATATTTCTATAGATAGTTTTATTCGAACTTATTTTGATGAAATAATGGCTTTATACAATGTAGTAGGTCATATTAATGAATGTGATATTAAAGCTAATTTCCAAATTCATCAATACGAAATTAAATTTAATGCAGTTGAAGATGCACAAAAATTAATAAGTGCTGTTGGCAAAACTATTATAATTCATATTTATGGAAAATGCATACATGGCACAATTGAACATATTGATAATACCTTGTTAATTAAATTAGATTTATAAAAAGGAGATTATAATATGACAAAAGAATTTAAAGTTGAAATATTAGATATAGAAAAATTAATAAAGACTAATGGAATAGAAGAAGTTACTAATCCTGTATTTTTTGAAAAAGAGAACGTTCCAACTATTGATGGATTATTATCAAATGAATTATTTGGAATTAGTAAAGATGATAGATCTCATAAATATGCATATATAGATTTATCTGATTATTTTTTACATCCTTTTATTTATAAACAATGGTCTGCTATGGATAAAAATATAAAGCATATTGTTTATGGAACTAAAAAATTTGTTATTAATAATAAAGGTTATTTTGTAGAAGATGAAAATGGAGATACTGGTATATCATTTTTGAAAAGAAATATTAATAATATAAAAATATCTAGTACTGGCAAGACTAGAAGAGATGTAAAAATAAAATTATTAGAGGAAAATAAAGATAAATTATTTATCAAAAAATATTTAGTAATTCCAGCATATTATAGAGATGTGAATAGTACAGGATCTAAAGGTATTGGTGTTGGAGAAATAAATAAATTATATAGTAAACTTTTAATATCAGTAAGATCTTTAAAAGAATCAAGTGATTATGGAATACTTATGGGAAATTCAGTAAAAGCTAGAATACAAGAATTATTAGTAGCTATATATGATTGGTTCGTAAGTGAACCAAATTTATCTGGTAAGAGAGGTATCACTAGAAGATCAGTAATGTCTAAGACAACAGATTATGCATCTAGATTAGTAATATCATCTCCTGATATAGATTCTGAAGATTATAATGATTTAATGGTTAACATAGATACATCTGCAGTTCCTTTAGCTTCAATAACTGCAAATATGTTTCCATTAGTTATGTTTAATTTAAGAAGATTCTTTGAGAATGAATTAGCGTCTGGACAATATCCAGTTAAGGATAAAAATGGAGAGATTACATATCATAATATTAAAGATTTCCATGAAGCATTTTCTGATGATAAATTAAAAAAGCATATAGATAATTATATAAAAAGTTATTCTAATAGATTTGAACCAATAGAAATAGTATTAGATAATGGTAAAACAGTAAATATGAAATTTAAAGGATACCATGTTGATCCTAAACATGTAGACGATCCTGGAACTAATAAAATTATGGTAGATAGACCATTAACATGGTTAGATGTAATTTATATTGCAGCTAAGGAGGCTACTGAAGATAAACATATATTAATAACACGTTATCCTCTTGAAGATAGCTTTGGTCAATTTCCTACAAAAATAGATATATCTACAACTAAGAAAACTGAACCTATTATTATTGGAAATAAATTATATAAATTTTATCCTTATATAAGAAAAGAAGATATTGGTAGAGATACTAGTAGTATGTTTATTGATACTTTGAGAATGAGTAATCTACATCTTAAATCAATTGGTGGAGATTATGATGGTGATCAAGTTACTATTAAAGGTGTATATAGTATTCAAAGTAATGATGAATTAGATAAATTCATGGATAAGAAGCATCATTATCTTGCAGTGAACGGTATAAATATTAGAGTATCATCTAATGAAGCAGTACAAGCTTTATATAGCTTTACAAAAGTATTAGATTCTAAAGAATTAAAAAATCCTAAATTTAATTAATAATAAAAGAGAGTATACCTATTATGGTATACTCTTTATTTTTTTTATATTATATAATTAATTGTTCCATCAAATTTAACAGTTGACATTGGATTATTATGTATACCACGTACATATTGATACATACATAATTCTATATTTCCATCTAATACTATATCTTGAGATATTGTCATGCGTACTTCATTATATTTATCTGTATAAAAAGTACAAATAATTGTCCATGTACCATCAGGTTTTAAAAAACCAGAAGCATTAATTAAATAAGATTTTTTTATTTGATAATCTGATGAATATTGTCTAAGTATAGTAATATATCCATTACTTCCTTTTAATACTATATTTGATGAACTAGGATTTAATCCATCACCATCAGTTGTTGATCCATATATATAAGATGTATTATCTTCTTCATTATATACTCTTGGAATGATACTAAACGCTTTACATTTTTGCATATTTAATATACTAGTATATATAGAGCTACCAGAAAGTTCCTCTGTATTTATAACATTTTTTTCAACAGTATAACTTTCAGTTGCTGCTGATTCTAAAGTTCCTAATACCCCATGTATATTTATATCTTTTTTAATATTATCTGGTATTAATAATGCTTTATCGTTAATACTTAATCCACCATTACTTTGTCCATATATATTTCCTCTAGCCATTTTATATCATCTCCTTTAAAATTTATATATATCTATTGTTTCTCCACCAGTACCACTCTTAAGAGCAATACCTTCTATATCTGTTTTAGATACATCTAATACTATAGCAGCTCCTCTATTTGTATCATAATTTATATATGTAGCAACTGCTTTTTTATCAGATAATAATACTGCATCAATATAAGATGGATTATTGAATGAATATTCACTGCCTTTAATCATAGTATTGCCATCTATAGTAATAATTATAGCTGCACCATAAAAAATAGTAGTACGATTTCTATAAATAATTAATATTTTATTACTAGATAATTTTAATGCGTTTAATTGATATGTGATATTATTATTAAATATATATTCATCACCAACAGTAATGTTTGTACCATCAATATCAAATATTACAATAGTACCATAACTATTAATACCTTGATAGCATAATAACAATTTTGTTTCAGATAAAGATATTGCACTTATATCATTATTGTTATGATTATTAAATACATAAGGACTACCACTAGTTATAGTATTACCACTTATATTAAGTACTATAGCAGTACTATAATAGTTATTATTAGAATCGCTATAAATAACAAGTATTTTAGTATTAGATATATATGATGCAAATGTATTATATACATTTGTACAAAATATATATTAAGTACTATAGAAGTACCATATCTATGAGTATTATTATAATCTTGATAGCTAACAAGTACTTTATTATCTGTTAATTTTACTGCACTTATATGATATGTATAATCATATTTAAATACTAATCCGCTACTGCTATCTATAGTATTGCCATCTATAGTAATAATTTTAGCAGTACCATATCTATTATTACTATAATCAGTATAACAAACAAGTACTTTAGTATCTGTTAAAGATACTGCACTTATATTGTTAGTTTCACCATAACTGAATGCGTATTCACTACCAATAGATATATCATTTAATATATCTCTCTTAATTACTTCACTACCACTATAACTAATAAGATCTCCTATATTTATAGTGCTACCATTCTTTATTACTACTGTAGTCTTCTCTACATCATTTACTTTAAGACCTCCACTACCTTGACCATAAACATTAGCATATTTCATTTTATATTCCTCCTTAGATATTCTCTTTAATTATAGTAATGTTCTATTTTTGTAATACTTCTTATCTTTAATTATATATTATAATAATGAAAGAATAATATATTTAGTTGATTATGATAAACATCATAGCTTAAGCACGGGCTAAACGATCCTAGCGACGTTCAATGTTCTGCACACATAATAATATAAATCATAATCTTATATTTTAAAGGAGGAATTAAAAATGACAACTACAAATAAAGTAAACAAAAATAATTTAGCACCTGATGGATCTGATGTATATATTAAAACTATTGGTAGTCTAATATGTATATTCATCTTTGGAGTTAAGTATTATGTAACAACAGATACAACAAGATTAAATGAAATTATTTATAATTTCAGAAAAAATGAGAAAAGTATATACATTGAAAATATAGCTTAGATAAAGATTAATAATTCATTAATCTTTATTTTTTTATTTAAAAACATATTATTAAATATAAAGGGAGGCATTATAATGGATACAAATAATATACACTCTATAGATGTACAGGGAAAAATATTAGAAGGAAATGATTCAAAAATTAAATTAGCTAATACATTTTATACGCCTAAAGAAATGCTTCATAAAGGAGTATATGGTATTAATGACGAAACAGATATTGTTGATTATGCTAAGAATAATTTCTATGGAGTTAAAGCATATAAAGATACAATGATAGATAATGAAACTAAAGTAGAAGATTGGTTTGAAGAACACTCTATGAGATTTGCAGGAATGCAAACTGATAAGTCTGGTAAATATGATATTCTTTTAGATCGTACATTAAAAGATGAATGGTTAATATTAAAAGAATTAATAGAAAATGAAGAACCTATAACTATAATTAATTCCCATAAACAATATATGCTTGAATTAGGGTGGAATTCTAACATAGCATATAATGGACAAATTATTAATAGATTAGATTTTGTTAATAAGCAATCTTATAAGATTGTTAAAGTTCCAGATGAAGTTAATAATATTAATACTATTATAACAGAAAGTGATAAAAGTGATTTAAATTTTAAATCACCAGCAGAACTTTCAAATTGGATGAAAGATAATATAAAGTATTCTGAATTTACTAGATTAAAATCACCATATGATGTACAACATGATAAAAAAGGATCTTGTCATGATCAAGTTTTATTTGAGCTATGTGCATTTGAAAATATGGATATAGAACCAAGAGCTATGTTTCTTATAGAATATGATAATAATAATAATGGTGGAACTACTCATACATTTATATACTATACTAAGCATAATAAAACATATTGGTTTGAAAATGCATGGGATGATTATCAAGGCATAGAAGAATATAATAGTATAGATGAGATAAAATCAAAAATTATAAGTCTTCATACGGATAGAGAATTTGGTAACTTCAATAAATTTCCGAATATAATGTTTAAACCATTTATAGTAGATAATCATAAAATTGGAGAGACGCTAAGTGAATTTGTAGAGGTGTCTTTAAAAGATGAAGTTATAACAGAGTATCATAAAGTAAAAGAGTATAATGGTGATAACGTTCCTGTATTTATATTACTCTCATCTAATGATACAGTACAATCAAAAGTTATTCGTAAAGTGACTAAATATGAGAGTAGCCACTCAAGTATATCATTTGATCCTTCATTGACTATGGTATATAGTTTTACTCCTGGAGGTTTTACTTATGAAAATATTTTAGAATATATAGATAAACATTCTAATATTAAATTATATGCAGTAATTATGAGTAAGAATCAAGCTAAGAATATACGATTTAAATTAGATGAATTATTAAATGGTAAAAAAAAATTTGGTTATAATTATTTAGGAATTATGGGATTTTTATTAAAAGAGCCAATTAAAAGAAATGATAGAATGTTTTGTTCTGAATTCGTTGATGCTATGTTTAGATTAGCAAATATAGATTTAACACAAAAAGGTGCTGGTTTAGTATCTCCTGGGGATTTTTCTAAGAGTACTAATAAAAATATATATGAGTTATATGACGGAACAGCAAAAGCATATACAGCATATAAAGTAGAAAAAAAAGTTGATAAGATACTATCAAGTTATATTAAAGAGTTTGCGATATTAAATGAAGTTAAAGAGTTTCCTGTACAATTTGATAAAGATGGTAATCTATTAATTAAGAAAATTAATAAATTAAATTATGCAGAAGAGTATTATAAATGTCATAAATTATTAGTTATATATCATAAGACTAATAATATTGAGGGAATGAAATATGAGCTTAGTAAATTATGGTTCTTAAATAATATATTAGAATATAAAATATATAATGAAAAACTAAACGATACAACTAAGAAAGAATATATTAAGACTAGAGCTAAAATACTAAATGACTTTAAACAGTATTTAGAGTATGTATCTAAAGAAGATAATAATTTTAATTTTATAGAATATTATGATAATACTCCATTTAGCGATGCTACATTTAAGATAAATAAGTATACTGTTAAACATTCTATTGAATTATTAAAAATGGTATTAAAACCATAATAAAATCAAATTTATAATAGAGAGCTTAATATGGCTCTCTATTATTTTTTTATGATATCTACAACTATTAAATAAGAGAGGTGAGTATGACATGATGAAAATTGAATTAATTGGTAATAATGAAAATATTTATATTTTTAATATATCTATGTATTATAAATTTAGTATACAAATAAATCATGAGTATGATAAAGTTAATTCTTTATTAGATTCTTTAATATTAGATATATTTCATAATTATAAAAATAATATTAATTATGAAAAAATTATGAATTATTTTCATCATTATGGATTAGCTTTTAGATTTAATGATATTGAAATAAATTATACTTATTTAGTATCTGTTGATATGACTATTGATGGAGAATATTTTTTAGGAGAAAGGGAGTTGTATGATGCAAATGGACAAAAATATAGGTCAAAAATTATACCGAGTTAATGATAATAATGAATTAGAAATTGTTAGAATAATTAAAATATCAGATAATGAATATATTTTAGACAATGGAAATAAGATGTCACAATCACAATTAGATACTGATTATGTAATGCTTAATGGAGATGGATTATTAAGTTTTAATATTGTACAACTTGGAAAAAATGAAAAATCTAAAGATGTAATTGTTACTCTTCATAGAAAAGATGATATTAAATTAAATAATAATATTCCTTATATGGCTTGTAGACAATGTATATATGATAGTTTTGCATCTGTAGGTCAAAAATTTTCAGATAATATTTATATGGGGTTATCAATGACACAAGATAATTGTCCAGAAAATGTACCATTCAATTCAATGTTAGCATGTGATGGATTAATCTATTCAGAAGTTATTAAAATATATATGGATGATTCTTTAGATACTATATTAAGTTTAATTAATGTAGATAAATATGATGAAGTTTTAAATACTATGTTTAAACAAAATGAATTAATGGATAATAATGTATATGCATATGCATCATCATTAAAAGAGTTATTAGAAATGAATTATTTTATGTATGATTTTAGACAATCATATAAAATAGAGTCAATGCCTATTGAAACATTATCATATGATAATGAGTCCAAAGAATTATATATAAAAGATAAAGAAATAATATCAGAAATTCTTAGAATTAAAATGTTTAGAACATATGTTATGGAGTTTAGTAAAGAAATAGATTTAGATGAAATTAAAAGATCATATGTATTAATAGCTACAGAAGATAATAAAGTATATATTATAGGATATGATAAAGGAAAATTTATCAATAATGATATAAAGAAAAATCTTTCTGAAAAACAAAGATTAGTTCAAAGTTTAAAATATAGATAATAGAATAGACTTTTGTCTATTCTATATTTTTTTATAATTATATATTATATTAATGAAGATAAAGTAATTGTACTTTATTATATATTAAAAAGGAGGAGTTATGTAAAAATGGAAGATAAAGCATTTATACAAAAATTATATTTCTTCGAAGCATTAAAAGAATTTTTATTAATATATGCCCATAGTAATATTGGTGGCGAAATAGAAATCAATATAGAAGAAGTTGCAAAATATTTAGAATCAGATAGATTCCTAATCCAAATAGGAATAAATAAATATACACGAGATGAAATGTTTAAATTATTAGAAGAAGATTTATTAAGCGGTATGCCAGTATGGAAATTTTTAAAATTAACAGAATTTCAATATAAATATCTAAAAGAAGAATTAGAAATATTATCGACAGATATTAAAGATAAACTAAAAGATGAATATTTATGTCCTACATGTATATTTTATGAAATTAGTAATACTAGTTTTGGAACTTTTAATAAATGTAAATCTTATGGTATACTAAAAGGTAAAGAAATAAAAAGAGGAATTACTAATTCAAGATTTAGAAATACATTAATTAGACGTGGAGGTAGTGATTTACCTGTAAAAGAATGCAAAGATTATATTAAGGGAGATGTATAATATGAAATTTATTAAAGAATTATTAATTAAATATTTTTATAAAAGCAAGAAAGATAAATATGTAAGTCAATATAATAATGGTATAGTTAAGTTAGACGATAAGTTCTTTCATATAGATAATAATGGTAAACCACTATATGAAGAAAGATATGACTGGGTTTATACATTTTATAATGATATAGCTGTAGCTAGAATGGGTAATAAATGGTTTCATATAGGTTTAGATGGTAAACCATTATATGAAGAAAGATATGATGAGATACATGACTATGAAGATGGTATAGCTGCTGCTAAATTAGATAATAAAATGTTCCACATAGGATTAAACGGTAAACCATTATATAAAGAAAGATATGATAGTGTATATAAATTTTATGATGATGTTACAATAGCTATATTAGATGGTAAATATTTTCATATAGATAAAAATGGTAAACCTATATATGAAGAAAGATATGATTGGGTAAGTGAATATGAAGATGGTATGGCTAAAGTTCAATTATATTATAAACAATTTCATATAGATAAAAATGGTAAACCATTATATGAAGAAAGATATGATTATATTTATGATTACAAATATGGTATATCTAAAGTTAGATTAGATGGTAAATATTTTCATATAGGTCTTGATGGTAAGCCTTTATATGAAGAAAGATATGATTGGACAAATGATTATATCTATGGTGCTGCTATTGTTAGATTAGGTAATAAGTATTTTCATATAGACCTTAAAGGTAAACCATTATATAAAGAGAAATATGATGATATACGTATAGAAAGTGACGAATTAACAATAGCTAGAATAGGTGGAAAATTTGTTGAAATAGATATCAAATATAGATCAATTGCAGAAATAGAAATGGATAATGAAAAAGATTTTTAAGGAGATGATTACAATTGAAAATCATTATTGTAAATAAAGCTTTAGAAGATGATATTTTAGAATTAGCTGAAATATATAATACTTATAGACCAATATTATTCCAAACAACTCATTATAGTAATATTAATGAATTAAAGGAATTTTTAGAAAAACATGGACATAACTTATTAATTAAAGATGAGTGTAATATAACATCTTTTTCTATAGATAGATTAATGGAATATTTAAAAGTAGAAAATTCTAAAAATAAATATAATATCCCATTATATAATGAAGATAAGTACATACAAAATGTCGATATAGATGAATCCGCATTCGGAGATTACTATACAGATGATTATGGGTATCTATGGGAAAAATTAAATAAGTTTTAATATCTAAATTAATTATATATTATTATTATGATAGTAAAGAGATTATAAAAAAATAGTCTCTATAACTATAAAGTAAATCATAGTGAAACATTATTTTAAGGAGGAATTCAAAATGAGTAATAACAGAAGTAATGAAAACAAAGGTAAAAGAGAAAAAACAAGTTTAACATTAGAAGAGCCATTAGTATTTGGTGATACTTATGAAACTAAGATAACTACATTACGTAAATTATCTAAAACAATTGCAGGTTTATTTGACGGTGCATTCCAAGATTTTGTAGGATGTAATATTGTACCTGAGGTTAATACTGGACAATTGAAATTAGCATTATTCTTTAAGGATAATGGTGGTAATGATATTATTCCATTAGATCATATTCAAAATAATAATAGAGGTGTTAGACCTTCTATTGCTAATAGAATTTCATCATTTAATGCACGTAATAGAAATAAGACTTTAGAATTAAGTCAAGATTTAAAAGATGTTTTATCTGACTTTATTCCTACAGGTAGAAAAAACAATGTTAACTGGAATCAACATGTTACAGAAGTAACTACACAAAGTACTATAGGATATACTATTTATATCCAAGTTACTGGATTTGACATTAATAGAATTCTTAAAGTTCTATATGGTGGTCAAGATGAAGATGGTTCTAGAATTGATTACAACATCCAAGTTCTTAGACCAATTGGACAAATTAATTATTCAGCTAATCAAGATTATTTAGTATCAATTTTGAAAGTAAATAATAAAGCTGTTGAAGAGTTAACAAAAGATGTTGGCATGATGCCTTCTGTTGGTGACATTCCAATGGTAAGAGCTTAATAAATAATATAATTGAATATAGATACGGTTACTCGTATCTATATTTTTTTGAGGAGGAATTATATGAAAGCATTTAAATATACAATACATGATGAATTTGATAAAGTATTTGACGAGAAAGGAAATACATTTCTTTCAATAAGAAAATTATCATGGGGTGATAAAACAGATTGGAAATATGATATTCGCAAATGGATGATTAATAAAGAAGGAGAAGAAATTCCTAACAAAGGATTCTCTATATTAACTGAGCATGGAATGGATAACTTAACTGAGACATTAATTAAAGAAGGATTTGGTGACACTTTAGAATTAAAAAGTCTTTTAGAAGAAAGAAAAGATTTCGATGATGAAGAAGATACTATGTATGATCCTAATGATTTTATAGCCAGTTGAGGCACTGAACTATAATAAGTTTATTATAAAGGAGTCAATATGCAACCAACAAATTTTCCAGTAGCAAGATTTATAGATTCTTTTAATATAAAATATAATATATTAAAAGATATAACTGATAAAAAATTTAGTAATCCTTTATATGCAAATAATAGTGAAGTTATAAATTTATATATAGATTTAAATTCAATGCTTAAACCTATATATCATACTTGTAAAGGACAAAATATAGAAGATTATTCTGGCATAACAGCATCTTTGATAAATGTATGCTCTCATTATAGACGATTTTATCTTACACGATATGGTGTATATACTAGAATATTTATAATTAATTCTAAGAATAATCATTATTTAAATAGACAATTAGTGTATGATTATAATAAATCATTGCAAGATGCAATTAATGCTAATGATATTGCAAAAGATTTAATAGAGCATAATATGAAACTATTAAATATATTAGTACCATATTTACCAAATATATTTTTAATAGATACTACATTTGAAACAGGTGTAATGATATATGATATAATGAGTCGTAATGATGTAATGAATGAAAAAACTCATATAATACTGACTAAAGATACTTATAATTATCAGCTTTGCAGTATGAAACCTAATACGTATATATTGCGTAAGAGAAATTCTGACATTGCTGAGTATATATCTTCAGATACTCTTATGAATGTATATTTAAAAGAGAAAGGTACAAAAGTAAGAACAGATATCATATCATCAGAATTATATACTGTATTATTAGCAATGAGTTCTGTGCATCAACGTAATATTAAATCGGCTATAAATATTTCAAAGTCTATAAAAGCTTTAGAAAGAGCTATAAAAGATCATAGATTAATAAATAAATATAATAGTGATATTTCATATTTATGGAAATCCATATTATTATATGGTAATATTAAAGCAGATGCAGGAACTTTAACTTCTAGATTTAAAGCAATAGATATAATGTTTCAACATAATATATTTATGCAATCTTCAGAGCATGATTATTCTGATAGACTAATTAATTTAAATGATCCTAATGGAGTGAGAGAAATTAATAATAAATATTTTGCAAAAAATCCATTAGATTTAAATAATTTATAAAAAGATATCTTTATGATATCTTTTTTTTATTTAAACATTATATTAAATATAGGAGGTATCAAAAATGATTAGTAATACATACAGATATACAATATCCATGAATTGGGTTAATGGGGAAGAAACCATTCCTATACAACAGAATAGAATATCATCATTAGTAATAGACTATGACTATGAGCGTGCTAATATGCCAGTGATGATGATAACAATGAAATTATCAAGAAATTTTATAGATAAAATAATATTAAATAAAGTTAAATCTAAATTTTTTGTATCGATAGATAAATTTAAAGAAGACAATATAGATTTTAAGAAAAAATATATTAGAGGAGAGTTTATTTATTTCATTTCAAAAGATATAAATTATTCTAAAAATATAGATTATACAACATCGACTAATGTAGATTCGACAGAAGAAGATAAAGCGTATAAAGTTACTATAGGATTATTTAATATAGAATTTATAAATTCTAATAAACAAACGATTAATGCTATATATAAAGATGCTACTAGGAGTGAAATAATTCTTTTAAATACTCGTCATGCGAATTTAATAATGGAGCCATTTAGTAATGATATAAGATATGATGAAATATTAATTCCACCAGTGAATAGTATTTCACAATTACTTAAATATTTAAATAATATTAATTCTTTATATGACACACCATATAGATATTTTATAGATTTTGATGAAAATATATATTTAATGAGTTCTAAAGGAAATCCCATTGCTACAAATACAGATAATAATACTGATGTAAATATACGTATAAAAGATCCTAGATATTTAGATTCTAAGGTTCAAGGTATAATTTATGATGAATCTGCAAATAGTCATATATTAGATGTATCTGCAGAGAATACTAAAGTTAAAATAAATAATGCTCAAGATAAATTATATAATCGAATTATTACTATAGATGGCAATGGTAATACACAAAGAATTGATTTAGATATAAATAGAGATCCAGCTATAAAAGATTTAGATTTATTTATAAAAATAAATAATCTTAATGCTAATGCTATAAATATAATAAAAAAAGAAAGTGAAAAATCATCTATAAATGTATTAATAAATAAATCTAATATTGATAGTTCTGCATTTACTATGAATAAAAGATATTATATAAATCATTTTGATAGTTATAAAAATCTGAATGGTAATTATATAATAAATGATAAAAAAGAGATATTCGTATTAAATGGTGATTCATTCAAAATAAATATAGTATGCAATTTTTATAAGATATAAAGCTATACCCTTAATACGGGTATAGCTTCTTTTATTGTATTTGTAATACTTCTTATATCTGGTTATATATTATAATAATGAAAGAATAATATATTGTATATTATTTATATATTTTAAAGGAGTTGAGATAAATGAAAAAGAGTATTTATGAAACATTAAGAAGTGTATATGATGAGGTAAATATGTTTAATGATGGTATAGGTATTGCTACATTAGATGGTAAACAATTTCATATAAATTCTAATGGTAAACCATTATATGAAGAACGTTATGATAAAGTATGGGAATTCAATAATGGAATAACTATGGCTAGATTAGATAACAAAGAATTCCATATAGGTTTAGATGGTAAACCTATTTATGAACAAAGATTTGATACAGCTCTACGTTTTAAATATGGTAAAGCTAGTGTTATTTTAGACCATGAATGTTTTTATATAGACATCAATGGTAATAAGATAGTATAATTAATAATTTAATTATATATTATAATAATGAAAGAGTAATATATTGTATATTACTTTATATTTAAACTAGTATTTAAGTATGATGCTAGTGAAGGAGGAGACATATGATAGCATTAAGACAAATCGCAAACCAAGTAAAAGATAACGCCAATGCAGCAAAGGCAACTAAATTAAGAATAGTTTATTCAAATAATGATTTTGATAAAATCAAAAAGGATAAAACTGATGAAGTAGTTCAATCTAGTAAAGAAAGAAAAAATGTTAAGTTCAAAGATAGTACTATTAAATTTAAACTAGATAAGATCAATCCATTAATCTTAAATAATTTAGATTTACTTAAAACTATTGTAGATAATAAGGCATCACGTAACGATATGGAATTAATAGTTGCAGATGCCTTTGATGAAAAGTTTATTAAAAGATTAGAAGAAAAGCTTCCAAAGTTAACTGCAATGTTAAGTAGTGGAGATGATAGAGAAGATCTCTTTAATAAAAAGAATATGAAAAAATATTTAAATGATATTAATAAAACTATTAAGTATTCTTTTAATTCAGAAACATTTGGAATATTAGAAGAATTATTAAATAAGTTTACTAGAGTTATTAGTGATATCAAAAAATTAGATACTGGAAAAACATCAACTAAGTCTACAAAGAAAGTTCATCCAAAAGATAAGATAATATCAGATCCATTAGAAATTTCTGAATTATTTAAAAAATCTGGACTTGCTGTAGGTCTTAATATAATACCAATTGAAAACTATAATGAATTAGTATTTATGAATGTACAGAATATTAAAACACATATAGAATACAATATTGCTATTGATAGAGCTGGAGAATTTAAAAATAAAAATCCAAAGATGATATTACTACAGCCTACTCCTTTTGATGCTAATGGTAATATGCTAGATATGCTTAGTATTAAATTAACAAAAGAAAGTTTATTAACATTTGCTAAGTCTATAGTAACAGGCAATACAAGATTAGTAGATCCATATTTAATTTAATAAAAATAGAGAGAATAAATTTCTCTCTTTTTTTTGAAAATAATAACTTCATAAACATATAATTAATAAGTATATTAGGAGAGGCGGTATTATGTATAACCCTATACAAATTATAGATTATGATAAACTAAGTGATGATTTATATTTTCTTGGAAAATACACATCTCTTAAATTTAATGTGATATTAAATTCTAAAAATAGTGATAAGACTAGACGTAATTATCATCAAGAATTCAGTTATAATTCTAATAAATATATTGATGTAAAAAAATTACATTCTTTAAAACGTCAATATAGATTTTATTATAGTATAGAATCAAATATGGATAATGAAAAAATATTCATTATGATACATCCTGAGAATATGAGACAAGTTATTAATAAACTTAATAAAGTATTCGAATGGTTTGAGTCAGATAAATTTAAAAATCTATTTGCATTAGATAAAGATAAACTAATAAGATTAGATAGACCTGAACCTGTTATAATTGAAAGATTAGCTATGGATATGAAAATAGCATTTGAACCTATTGTTATAGAGTATGAGAATAGTATGTATGAAGGTGTTCGTATGTATCTTAACAGTAAAAATTCATATGTCGATTTACCAGTACAAAAATTATCTGGACTATTATATATATTAGAAAATACTAATATGGTTAATGCTGCTCAATCTATGATTACATATAATGGTAGACCTGCATTAGGAGAAAATAGTTATGATATAAATTCTGGTAAACATCAGAATAATAATCAAGAAGATATGTCCAGAGTATCTACAGGAAAGAAACGTCAGATACCAGGAACTTACAATAAAAAAAGATCTATATTTGATAATATAGATTAAATATTATAAAGGAGAATAAATTATGAGTATAAGATTAGTAAAAAAAGAATTTGGTCCATTAGTAAATTTGGTAAATATTCGTATAGCTAAAAACAATATAGAAGCAGTAGTATTTCCTACATCTAGATATATATATACATTAATAGATACATACATTAAAGATAATAATATTGATGTAGTATTGTTAGCAGCATTTACAACTAACAATACAGTAAAAAATATGTCATGTGTAATACTAAATAAAAAAGATATGACATTTGTAGATACATCTATTCCACAAATTGCTATACTAAATAAAATTAAGATTTAAAATCTTAATTTTTTTATTAATTATATATTATATTAATGGAGATAAAGTAATTGTACTTTATCATATATTAAAAAGGAGTGATTAGATGTTAAATAATATTGAAATGTATGGTCCTTATAAGGATATACTAACCAAACCAATATATGTAAAAACTAAAGATTTATATGATATTGATTATCATATAAATTCAATGCTAAATATTTTTAAAGATGGTATAGAAATACCAGAATTAAATTCTATATTTATATCTATAGAATTTTCAGATAATATAACATTAGAATTATCAGCACATGATTATTTAATTAATTTAATAATGTGGAAACCTATACGATTAATATATAATGAGATTAAAGCTCATCATGTATTTTTTCCAGAACCTGCTATTACTAGAAATAGTTTAAAAAATTATATAGATATATTTATAATAGATAAATTAAGAGATAAAATGCAAAATAATAAATTAAATAATATTATTAATGATTGTATTAGTCCTTTAAAATTTATAGATAATTTTAGTTATTTTCTATCTAATACAATTAATATAGAAGATGATATAAAATTAATGCGTAAACATCCTGAAGTACGAAAATTATTAAATTCTGATTTATCACATATTCCAATAGAAGATGTTAATAATGTAGCTATGGAACTTACTGATACATTGATAGATTATATTGTAAAAGATGATCATAATATGAAAGTATATTTTCAATCAAAAGAAGGAATAAAAAAGAAACAATATAAAGAATATGCTATAAACATTGGTCCTAAACCAGATGGTCAAGGAGGGATATTTTCAGAAATAATTAATAGTAGTTTTGTAAATGGTGGATTGAAAAATATATCATCATTATTTATAGAAAATAGTGCTGGTAGAGTAGCTCAAATATTATCTAAACAAAATGTAGGAAGAAGTGGTCATTTTGCTAGGTTGCTAGGATTAAATAATTCTAATAGTATATTCCATAAAGATCCTAAATATTCATGTGATACTCAGAATTTACAAATAATTACAATTAAAAATCAGAAAATGTTAGATAAATTTAAACATAGATATTATCGTAATTCACCAAATGGTGTTGAACATAAAATAGATATTAATGATACTAGTTTAATAGGTCGCACAATACATTTAAGATCACCAATGACATGTGCATCAGCAGCAAGGGGTGAAGGAATATGTTATAAATGTTATGGCGATTTAGCATATATCAATGCAGATATAAATGCTGGAAAAATCGCTGCACAATTATTATCAGCGATATTAACACAAATGTTATTATCTGCTAAGCATTTATTAGAAGCTATGATTAGGAATGTTAATTGGGGAGATTACTTTAATGAATTCTTTAATGTAGATGCCGATACTATTACAGTATTAGATGATATAATAAATAAAGGATATAGTATTATTATAGATACTAATTATATAGAGAGAGAAGAAGAATTAGATGATAAAGACTTTAATGAATATGTATCTTCTTTTAGTGTACTTAGTCCTAATGGAGATACTCATGATATAGGGAACAATGAAAATAAATTATTTATAACTAATGAATTTAATATGATCATTAAAAGTAAAGCAGTTAAATATAATGATAATTGTATTAAAATTCCTATAGACCAAAGTTTTGAAGAAATATCTATATTCATGGTTAAAATTCATAATAATGAATTATCAAGAATACTAGAAAAGTTAAAAAGTATATTAGACTCAAAAAAGATGACAGAATCTTTTAACAGACACGAAATATTACAAGAATTTGTAGAAGTATTATTAGAAGGTCATGTAAATATTGATTCTATACATGCTGAATTAATTATATCAAATCAGATTAGAGCATTAAATGATATCTTAGAAATTCCAGATTGGTCTAAATATAATGAGCCATATCAGATATTAACATTAAAGAAAGCTTTAGAATTAAATCCTAGATTAACTGTGTCATTGTCATCAGTGGCATTAGCTAGACAAATATCTTCACCATTAACATATTTGAAATATAAACCTGCTAAAATGGATTTATTCTTTAATGTAACACCACTAGAATACATTATGAGCTCAAAAGAAAAATTAAATGAAAATGTGTAGATTTTACACATTTCATTTTTTTATTAGAATATATAAAAGGAGATAGCATCATGGCAAAAATAGAAGTTAGACATTCTTCAATATATATAAATGATTATGAAATGGGTGATTGCAAAAAATTAGAAAGGATATTTTCTTTATATGATAAAGTGACCCATAGCTATTATATTAAAGGATTAATATATGATGAAGAAGATAAAATATTAATAGTACCTAGAGGTATAGATATACATTTATTAGAGAATTATTTTGGAGTACCACCAACTATAATAAATAAACATGACCATATGGATAAAATTAGTGATGTTCAGATCAAATATACTCCAAGAGATGATGTTCAATTAGAAGCTTTGAGGTTCATGGTTGGTAAAGATAAATATAGAGGCAATCATAATAAATCTCAGTTATCATTAAATCTTAATACTGGTAAAGGAAAATCATATTGTTCTATTACAACTTCTGCAATATTTAAATTAAGAACAATGATTATCACATCATCAATAGATTGGTTAAATCAATGGAAAAATTATATATTAGAATATACAGATATAAAATCTCAAGAGATATATATGCTAGTAGGCTCTCCATCTATAATAAAGTTACTAAATACTGATATAAGTAAATATAAATATATTTTAGCATCTCATAGTACTTTAACATCATATGCTTCTACATATGGATGGAAAGCTGTTACTGAGTTATTTAAATATACTAAAATAGGAATTAAAATATATGATGAGGCCCATTTAAATTTTGACAATATGATGTATATAGATGGATATACTAATACATATAAGACTTATTATGTTACAGCTACTCCAGCTAGAAGTGATAAAGATGAAAATATTATATTTAAATATTACTTTAAAAATGTACCAGCTATAGATTTATTTGATGACAACGATGATCCTAGAACTGATTATATTTCTATTCATTATAATTCAAGACCTACAGCTATAGATATAGATAATTGTAATAATGCATATGGTTTTAATAAAACATCGTATGCTAATTATGTTACAAGTAAAAGTAAAAATTTCTATATGCTGTTAAGAATAATAATGGATATGGCTATTAATAATGGTCAGAAAAATGTTTTTTATATAGCTACAAATAAGGGAATAAAAATAGTATATAATTGGATAATGGATAATTATCCAGAACTATCAAACGATATAGGCATATATACATCAATAATAAAAAAAGATAAGAAAAAACAATTAGATAAAAGAATTATATTATCAACTACTTCATCTCTTGGTGCAGCTGTTGATATAAAAGGATTAAAAATGGTAGTTGTATTGGCTGAACCATTTAAATCTAAAGTAATTGCTAGACAATCTTTAGGTCGTACAAGAGATAAAAATACTTTATATGTAGAAGTAATAGATACAGGATTTTTACGTGTAAAGAAATATTATAGTATTAAAAGACCTACATATAGAACATATGCATTGTCTATGAGTGCTATACAATTATCTGATGAAGAATTATATAAAAGATCAAATATTATTATTAATAAAAGAAAAAGATTATTAGAATATTTTTATAGATCAGATTTAAATTTATTTAGCCCATTTATAATATATGATAAAAATAATCTATATAGTCCATTTGATATAAAATAAAGCTATAGGGGTTATCCCTATAGCTTTTTAATATTTATTTTTTATTTGTTTTTTTAGCTTTCTTTTCATCTGCTAATTTCTTAGCTGCTTCAGCTTCTTCCTTAGCTTTCTTTTCATCTGCTAATTTCTTAGCTTCAGCTTCTTCTTTAGCTTTCTTTTCATCTGCTAATTTCTTAGCTTCTTTAGCTTTCTTTTCATCTGCTAATTTCTTAGCTGCTTCAGCTTCTTCCTTAGCTTTCTTTTCATCTGCTAATTTCTTAGCTGCTTCAGCTTCTTCCTTAGCTTTCTTTTCATCTGCTAATTTCTTAGCTTCATGAATATTTAAATAATTTTTTAATGTTAATTTAATTTTTTTTCCATTAATTGTTTCATATACTTTAGCGCAAGCTCTTATCTCACCATTACTTAATTTAATATTTTGAAATTCGCCACTCATAACTGGCTTTAAAACATGTAATGGAGCATTAGATATAACATCTACAGTTCTTTTCATTACTATTCCTCCTCTTCATTAATATCGAATTCATCATCTATTGAATTTCTAATTAATTCATTTTCATTAAATTCTACCTGTTCTTCATATAATATTTGATCTAAATCTTTCATTTGTGAAAACCTCCTTAATTAAAGACTGTCTATTTTCTGTTCAATTCTTTGTAATAATATATCAATATCTAAATTAGCATTGTTTAAAGTATTAAGAACATTCATTTCCCCGTCAGATTTATTAAGTAAAATATCAACTTTATTATCTGTCAATATGGAGATATCGTTTATATTTGTAGAAATGTTTTTAATATCTTCTATCTTATTAGACATTAAATTTATTTTATCTTCTAATGAAGTAGTATCAACAGTTACAACAAAATCATTTTCTTGATTAAATCTTTGTGTATTTATATCTATTCTATCTATAATAGTATCAATACTATATAAATTAGGCATAAGTCCACTTGTTGGATTCAATGTCAAAGCATCTCTAATAGATTGTTTTTGTAAATCATTATATTGTAAAACTGTTTCAAAGAATTGATTAAGCATATCTTCTATAGCAACACGTTGTATTTCTGCATATTCAATTGTTGATGCAGACATAGTTGGTATCATAGAATATATAGTGACAGTATATCCTCCATCTGTTGGTGCTATTGGTTGTTGACCATCTAGAGTAAATAATAAACCATCTATAATTAATGTATGATCTTCTTCTCTGGGTTTTATTTTCCAGCCATTAGTTAAAAAGAAGTATGGTTCTATTATTTCTTCTTCTATAATAGATTCACCACCAACAACACTGAATGCAGGAAGATATCTACCATTATCTAAATCAACTACCCAACGTTTCCATTGAGAATATACTTGTTTTATATTAAGCTTTTCGACATTATCTAAACAAGTTATTGTTTTTAAATCGCCATCAAATATAACTTGATCCATAATTATAGTGACACCTCCAATCTTCTTTAACTACCAGACTTTTTGACTGGATTTAAAACTAATCTTTTATACTCTTCCATATAAAATTCTATATCTTGTATACGAACTGATAATAGATTATTTTTATATGGATCTCCTTCTGTTTCTTTTTCAGCATATAATTTTATTAATATTTTGTTCAACACTGTTAGATAAGATCCGAAATTTATTAACTTAATTGGTTTTTGCTTTATCATTTATAAACCTCCCTATACTTAATAAGATGTTTATATAATTAAACTTAATTAAAAAGATAGTACAAAAATATACTATCTTTTTAAATTTTAAATTAAGCTAAATAATTTCTTTCTATACTACCAACTAATGAGAATATATTATAGATAGATTCTTCAATAATACCTTCTACTAATGTATGTTTAGTTCCACCTAATCCAGCAACTACTACAGTAACAGGAGCATCTTTACCTTCAGAACCTGCACCTCTTTGAACATTACTAGTATAATCATAATTAAATGTAACTTGAGAAGCACCACCAACAAGTCCTTTAATATCATTATTATCTCCGTCTTGAACAATTATAGCATTTGGAGTATCAAAGTTTTTACCAGTTGGAACAGTAGCAGCATTATCATTACTAAAGAACATCCAATATTTAGAACTAGCATCATTCTGAATAATATCATTAAATATAATAGATCCTGCAGATATAAATGGATATTTAATTGATTCTCCATCATTATCAGTAAATATGATATTATTTATATCAATACTTCTAAAATTTTCAATATAAACTCCACCAAATGATGTTTGTAAAGTTTTAAGAGTATCTGCCATAAATACTAATAAATCTTCAGCAGTATCACCTCTAACTTCCATTCCATTAGTATCAGCATTGATATTTAATGGAGATCTTAATTGTCTTTGTACATATTCATACACTTGAGGTAATGTAGCATTATTAGCATCAATAACAACACCAAAAGTTTTATCAACACCACCTATACTTTTAGTTACACTACCATAAGTTATACTCATACCAGTATAAGGTGCATTAGCATCAATATTGGCATCAGTTTCTACAATTTTACTATCATTATTATTATTTAAAGCAACTGTATAACTTTTATAAGTTAGCATTCCAATATTTTGACTTAATAATAAATCTACACTACTATAAGTAGTACCTTGTTCTCTTAAAAATATTTTAAAGAAATATCTATTATCTATATTACCATGAGCAGCATCTCCAAATATTTTAATAGATTGATTTGCTCTACCTGATGTAGATACTTCTATTGGTGGTTGGAAAGGTCCTTGTTGATAATAAACAATATCATTGTCTTCATCAACTATATTTCCTAAAGATTTTATATTTATAAAAGATTCTAAAACATTATCATTTTCATCTTTTACAGCCCAACCGAAATCTTTAATTAAATCAATAGTAACATCATTTTTAAAATTCCATCCATTAACTAATTCGTATCTTTCACCATACGTAACAATTGGGAATTCAAATTTGATTAATTCATCATTAATATTCCATTCTTTAGTAAGAAATGAGAATAATACTTGCAATGAAACTCCATAGTCATCCATATTTCCAACTTTAACTAATTCAATAGTTTTAGCTACTGGATCAATAATAACTTCTTGATCTAGATGCAATAAATTTTGATCATTAATTTTCATATATTATATTCCTCCTTTTTATTAACTAATTTTCTTTATTATAATTGAGTATCCATATAGCCCAGTATATCTTTCATATGGTCCATAAGGATATCTATAATTAAAATCAGCTTCTTTGCCACCTAATGCTACTGACATAGCATCACCAACATCTTGTATTGTATGAACTTCTGGCATTGATAATATTAATCCATTATAACTCGCACCTGTTGATAAAACAATACGATATTCACATAATTCATTCATGTAATGTTAAACCTCCTTAAGTACTATTGATAATTCTGTCCCATAAACTCTTTTGTATGGGCCGTAAGGATATATTGCATTAAATAAATAGTCTTCTCCACTAGCTTCTTTGAAAGCATTTTGGACATCACTAGTAGTGAAATCTGTTGGTAAAGACAATTTAGTTCCCATATGTTTTCTACTTGAACTTAAGATAATAATATAATTTGTCATAAATTATTGACCTCCTTAAATTTTTATAATATATTTTAATATATCTTAATTAATAGTTAAATCGATTTAACTCCGATATATTATTCTGGAGTAGTATAAGATAGAATTTGGCAATCTTCTAATATTAATGGCTCTGTAGTAGTAATAGCATGTTTCATCTCATTATTTTTATTATATCTATTTATAACCCAAGTATTATTTGATAATTCACCAACAAAATATGCATATATTGCATCTGAAAAACTCTTCACTACAACTACACCATATGTCACAACTTCAGGTTCAATTCCGATATCAACTCTTGGTACTCTTAGAGTTCCTTTAAGTATATCTTTAATAAATCCTTCTATAGCTAATATCAATATAGGAATATAATAAAATAATTCTATTGATGGAAGATAATCAAAATCGTCAAAGTAATCAATATCTGTTCCAGTAAATACCTCTTTATTAAAATATTTTACAATTAGATTATTTAAAGATGGATGAGATGTAGTATATCCATATAATATAGAATCAAATAATTCTAAAGGAAATATATCGATAGTATTATCTAATGGTGTTGATGGTACATCAGTATGTTTTAACATAAAATAATCTTCTTTTCTCATATATAATGTAGATAAAGGTTGAGACACTAGGGTACCATTTGCCCATAATACTTTATTCATAGTTTCTTTATCTCTCAATTCAATAGATCTAAAAAAACTATTATTATAATCTATCGGAAAAGTTGTAGGTAATGATACCTGATGTTGAACATTCATAAATTCTCCAGATCCATCCATAAGCTTATTCCTTATAATAAATTCTATTACATAAGGATCATAGAAATTTGCATCAAGATGCCTAAATATGAACGTTTCAACTCTATCATTGTAGAATAAATATTTATAATATTTTTTTAATGTTTCTAACATATTCTCTAGATTTATAATATAATCTTTTTCACTACTCTTAATAATAACTTTGTAATCTGTTCCAACGTTATTTACAATCATATCATAATCTTGAATAACTTGTTTCATAATTATTTCATTGGTAGACTTATCATATTTATATTGTAGCTTAAATAAGTTATTACCATTTTCTAATGTATCTTGAGTAACCTCTAATATTTTAAATATATAAGGATTTTCTAAATAGTTTATTTCAAAATAATCACCAGGTATAGGAATTATAGTATGCGGTAATATAATTGCTTCACCTTCTATTGTTGAAGATGCAATTCCAAAATCAGTATCTTCTAATTGTGTTTCTATTGTTGATATTCCATATAAATAAAAATTATTTATTTTATTATATCTTATAGGTGAATTATCGCCTAATTGATTTTCAGCAATTTGTAAAGCTTCATCTAATGTAGAGGCTTCAATATTTTGTTTATAATAAGTTACAATAGTTGCTTTCTTATCAGAATGCATATAATATGGATTATCTAATTTCTGTTTAAAACTATTAACTAATGAATCTATAGTATCTGTATAATTTGTATTAATAAATTTTCCCATGTTGTCCTCCTTTATAAGTTTATTATAATGTTAAAAGATAAAAAAAATAAGCTCTAGATGAAGTTATCATCTAGAGTATTCGTTTTATATTTTCTTTTATTCTATCTCTTGGCACACCAAAGTCTTTTTCATTTTCATAAATATTAAAATGATAATACAATGGTATATTATTTAAATTATGCAATATTTTTTCAGATTTTTTCATTTTATAAAGTTGTACATCATTATCTAAATACATATGAAACTCGATATTAATCAATTTTAATGTTACTATAAAGAATTTAATCATAGCAGTATATCCAAATCCATTGATTGAACAAAATATACTATTATTTCTATCTTTATCCATATTTAAATATATAGATAGTATATCTATAGGTCCTTCAGATATATGTATCTTAATGGGTTCTAGACTATTAAGATTAATATTTGTAGGTATTATATAAAATTTATGACTGTTATCAACTTTATTAAATATATTATAATTTTCATATCGCTTCTTTAAATACATTTCTTTATTTCCTATATGTATATTTCTCATATTTATAAATGCATTATCTTGTGATATGAATCCTATAAAGTGTTTATCTAATTCTCTTACTACATTAGGATGCCTAGTTAACTCTTTTATATTATTAGACTTAAGTAAAGATATTATCGATGTATTAATTTTTAATTTTAATAAATCATCATACGATAAGTCTAAACCTAATCTATTATTGATATAATCTAATTTACTTTTATTAAGATTATCATCATCAGATATAATATTATTTAAATAATATGTTTCTCTATCTTTTAACTTCCTATTCTGTGGTAATGCTAGTATTTGTTTATTATATTTATTTAAAGCTATTCCCGCATCAATATCATTATTTCCCCAACTTTGTAATAATTCTGGAGTAACAATTCCTTTTGCTTGGCAGTTTGCTCTAAAACAAATAAACATTAAAGGTTTATCTTCATCTATACTAATATAAAAAGATCTTTTAGATTTGTCTGATTGTGAGTCACCACATATAGGACATCTAGCAGATATCTCTTTTCCCCCAGAAGCTATTACTGCGTTATTTAGTGTACTTAATAAGCTTTTAGTTATTATTGATTTATAATCCATAATATCTCCCTTATACATAAAAAATGATATAGGAAATAAATCCTATATCATTGTAATATAAATTAATAATTCTTCAATCATAATATCTTTATTTATTTCAAGTTCTATTCCATCTATCTCTTTATCATAATAATCTACTATTTTAAATTTAGATGATAGAATAGAAGCTATCATAGATAATATTTGTTTCTCTATTTCTTCGTCTCTATATTTATTTTTTATTTGAGCATAGTATGAAGAAGTCTTTAATTTAAGTTTCTCTTTCTTATTAACTTTTTTCCTATTAACTTGTTTAGTTATTTCGCTAGAAAGTATATATGGAAGTATACGAAACTTCTGTAATAGCAACATCTTTTTAGCTGCTATCATAAGTTTAATATAATCTTCTTTATTAATAGCTTTGATACTTACAGGATCACCAAAATACTTATAAAATAAATTAAATATTAAAAGTTTTTGAAACATATTCATTATATTTACATGATCAAGATAGAAATCTATTTCATCTTGATTAAAAGGCCCAAATTTAGCCTCAATAATTTCCATAGTTTTTTCACTATTAACTACATTTTGCATATACAAAGATTCATCTTGTTTAATCTGATAAGCTTCAAATTTATCAAATTCTGAATTATCATTTTCATCTCTAGATGAATTAGATAAACTTATTAAATTATATTGGTACTCATTATTTAATACTTTGTAATTTAATCCATATCTTATAGTTGAAAAATTATAAGATATCATATTTTGAGAATAAATATATTTGGGTATTATATTTATTATAATATTTTGAGTAATATTTAATGACTCTATTAATGTGTCTATCCCTCTAATATCTTGTTTAACCCAGATAGGTTTATTATCTCTTTCTGATTTATTAGTTCTAGTGCTAACTGTTTCATAAAGTTTATTAATAATATGAACACTAGAAAAAGTATTTATTACTATATCATATATACTAGCAATAAATCCATCTACATCTATTATTTGTTTTATATAAATAAAATGTGTAATTAAAGGAATTAATATATTCATATATAAACTAATTAGCATAAGTATTTTTCCATGTTCATTATCATATTTTAATGATTCATCACCTCTATTATACGTTAAATTAATTGTATAATTATCATCATTCATCATTATTAATTTAACTTTTAAATTTGGCCCTAATATATAATTTTGAATATCAAATTTAAAAGCATCAATTCCATATAATTGTTCATAATCAATCATATATTTAATCTTAGCATATATTGATAATAATTCTTTATCTTTATCATAAAATTTAAAGAAATAATTTAAATATAAAGATGTGTGAGGTCTCATTTTATCACTATTATAACATCTTTTCTTTATCATATTAAAATTATTATATGTTTTATATAATGGATTATTAGTATTAACACCTATAATATTTGATAAAGGCATTTCTATAAATCCATTAGTGCTTGTTACAATCTTATCTTCTTTACGTGGTTTCCATTCATCTACATAGATGATATCTCGTGGTTTGTTTATTAATTCAAATGGTGATTGTAAATTCATTATTATAATCTCCTTTGTCTGATTTAAAATATACAGATAATTCCATTAATTATCTTTTATCATTAATATAATATATAATTAAAAAAAACAATAAGCTTAATATAGAATCCATTTCTCTAAGCGTGCTAATACATCATCAGAAGTATGACCATCCCATTCTATTCCTTTTTCTAATTTCTTAATTGAATTATTTTCTAGTACATATTTATAACTATCATTAATATGATATGAAATTTGTTCATTAGTCTCATTATTAACTACACCAACAATTAACCATCCATCCCATACTTCATCATTATAATGAACATCAGACCACCATACATCATATGTAGGTAACATATTTAAATATGTTATTAATGATAAGTATAAAATGATTCTATGTTTATACAATTCATTAAAAGTATGATATCCATCACTTACATCTCCAATTGTATCATTCATTACAAAATCAGATACATCAAAATCTTCACCGTTAAATTTTTTCATTATAATCTCCTTTATATGCGTTTAGCTGTTTTAGATCTATTAGTATTGCTAGCAGATATACGTTTAGTTGTCTTAGCAACTTTAGTATTATTATTAGTAGTAATACTTTTAGTATTTTGTGTTTTCTTTCTTTTCGCTTTTTTCTTTTCGCTCTTTTTTTTAGCACTAATTTTTTCTGCTTCTATTTGTCTATTTTTTATTTTTGTATCAGCATGTACTATATTTTTTAATAATACTTTTTGATTATATTTTTTGCCATATGCTTTAAAATTGATTTTATTAAATAATCCATATTTTTTCATTAATAGATATGTAAAATATATTGATTTTACATACCCTAGAGTATTTTTAGGATTTCTTTCTTTAGCAGCATTTTTAACAGCCTGTTTAGACATTCTTGGAACTAGATCTTTAATAAACATTTTATTTTTTAGCATACTATAAGCAAATGTATAAACAAATGAAGGATCATTAGAATAAAATCTTACATTATAATTACTTATTGTTCTACTAGTTTTATATGCAGAATTATCAGTATAAAATTCTATTACAGTATCATAATAAAATTCAGGTACTACTTCTGAAGGTACATGCATATGCACATAAAATTTATTCTTAGATGTGTATAATTCATATTTTACTTTACCACGTTCTCTTAAGAGTATAGCATCTAATTTATCTTTATATAAATTTCTATACATTTCTCTATGAGAAATTACTGCATTATTTTTACCCATTGGTGCAGAGATATAGTCATCAAAAGTCATTTCCATATATTAATATCCTTTCATATAAACTCTAATATAGTAGTCGAGAGTAATTCCCGACTACTATAAATTAATTATAATTTATCTTTGTTTAAATATCTATTATACATTATATCTGGTACTATAAATTGATTAGTTGTTACCACTAATGTAACTAAAGTATTAATCGCTTCTATTACTGCAATATCGCTATATATAGATGAAATAATGTTAGTTGAATAATGCATTGAACGAATATCAAATCCTAATTTATTTGTACTATCATTTTTCAATATAGAGTTTACAATTTCTTCAATAGAATTTATATTTAAAGTAGTATTATTTTTTAATAATTTATTTGTATATAGTTCATGATATGCATCATATAAAATATTAATAATTTTAATTTTAACTTCATCTTTATATTTATGTTTAAGCTCATATGTTGCATGTAATCCTTCTATACTAGAAGCTCTACCATAGCCATGTTTAGCTGCAGATCTACAATTTAATACAGCATCTTCAACTAAATCTTTTGTAGCATCTCTGTCACTTGTAGTCATACCACCTACTAAATATTCTACCATAGAAGCTTTAAGAGATTGTATTCTCTTTTTAATTAAATGAATAACTGATAAATCTTTTTCATTTTCTTCTACATTAATTAATTCTTTTTCTAAATAATTAATTAAATTATTATATTCATCAGAATATGAACCATCATCATTAAGCATATTTTGAGGATTAACAAATTTTGTTCTCATTGTATCAGCTTCTACTAGTTCGGCCATTCCACAAAATTCATCTATAGTTTCTGGTGTTGGTGCATCACCATTTTCTATATCTATTTTCATTATATCTGCATTGATATATTTTCTGATGAATGTAGCTCCTGTAAGTAATCTTAAATCTTCTAATTTTTCCATATCAAATATACCTGAACTATTAGCAATAAGTAATACTGGTGGTCTATCTTTAGGATCTGTTATTTTGAATAATTGATCAGATAATTTAGTAATTAAACTAGAAAAATCTCTAGAAATCTTTGGTGCAATAATAACTACAGGATGTGCTGTATCTGTATTATATACATATTTATGAATAATAGAATCTAATAATGCTCCCATTTCATAAGTATCAATAGGATCTACAAACATAAATATCTTTGGATTTTTAATTCTAGATGTACCTTGAGATGTATTAACAAAACAAGTTTCATCGTATCCAGTATCTAATGTAAGTCCATCATATTCTTTAATCATTGTATTTTCATTTGGAGATGTAGATACATCTATAAATACATCATTACCAAACTTAGTATAAATATCTTTAATTGTATTAGCAATGACAGTATTGTTATTTGTAGATATTAAAGAAATATTATAAGCATCATCAGGAGTTAAATCTCTAGCATTAGATAAAATTATTTTTTTAATATCTTCTACAATTTCATTTAAAATAGATACTATATCAGATGGTAGCATATCTGTATTATTTACCATAAATTCATTTAAACTTTCGAATATTAATTGAGATAATATTACAGCTGATGTAGTTCCATCTCCAACAGTATTGACTATGTTTCTAGTAATATCTTCAATATTATTTTTTAATGCTGTTTCAATTGGATTTTGAAATATAATATTTTTTAAAATAGTATGTCCATCTTTACTATATTGAATACTTTCATCGGATTTCATAATCGCTGTTGTAGAACCCTTAGGACCATATGAAGGTAACAAATATTCAGATATCATTTTCATTGTTTGCAATTGAACTTCACGCATTATATCGCTATCTGCTACATTTGTTAATAAAATTCTTTTTTCCATAATTTATTATTATTCCTTTCTTTTCTTCTAACCAAATACTTTATCTTCTTCTGTAAATCGTACACTCTCGAATAATTTTATTCGTGGAGTTAAGCTAAAATATTTTATAGGTATCATTAAGTTATCACCATTTTTATCTAAATTAAATAATGCTTTTTGAATATAATATTCAGTATGCATATTATAATTTTTAAATTTATCTAAATATTGTATATCTGAAAATATGATTATATCATAATCATATGAACTTATCTCACTATCAAAATTAATATACTTTAATTTATAATTAATTAAATCTTTTAATATATCTATATCATTATCATTATGAATTAATACTGTTATATTACAGTCTAACGTCTTATTATACAAATCTAATACTTTAATTAAATCTGTTATAATTAAATAATCATTATATTTAATCTTAATTAATTCTTTATATAAATTATCTTTATTATATTTTTCTGGCATATCTAATATTGATAGAGGATTAGAATTACTACTGTTTAATAACAAATGTAATAATTTAATATTTGTATTATTTAAAATACTAAAATCACAATCATTTAATTCATAATTATTATTAAAATATCTTAATAATGATATATGTTTATTTACAATGCTATTTATATCTATAAGAATATTTTTCATAGTTTTTATAATCCTCCTATAATTTTATAAATTATCTATAGAGTATTTAGACTCTCCTGACTCTATAGCTGGTGTATCATTAGATGATTTATTGCTACTAAATATAGATGAAGATTTTTTATATCCACCTTTACCATACTCTACACCAAGTTTATCTGCTAAAGCAACTAGTTTATTGTCAATAGATGCTTTGTCAAATTTAGAATATTCTCTATTAAAGTGAGCAGATGCTCCATTAGATTTTAAATAAAATTCTTGTAATAGATCTCTAAATGATAATAATTCTAAATTATTATTATATACTTTAACAATGTCATCTTCCCCATCAGTATAATCTTTTACAGCAAAATTAAAATCTACTTTAAATTCATATGCATAAGAAGCTTCAATTCTACCATGCTCATCTAATTTCTTAATTACAATACACATTCCTTTAGATCCATTAACAGATTTGTGTAGAGATATAATACCATTAGAAGAAGGAACTCCAATACTATCATTTAGTACAGAAGGATCTTCTAATACTGCAGTAATACTATCTGCAAATATTTTAGCCTTCATTGGACTTAAGTATACAAGTCCTGCATTTTCATAATCATATTGAGCATAATCTCCAGTACTTTCTTTTTTTGGAGCTATTGATAATTTCAATAAATTATTCCAAAAAGTAAATGTCATCGCAGTTGGATCTACACCATCCTTATTGTACATCTTTAAAGCTGAAAATGTTGTTGTGTGTAATTCCTTTTTATTATTGTTATAAGTTTTTCCTAAAGCCATTTGATTCACCATTCCCTTTCAATTTTTTAAATTAGTTTGTCTTAATTTACTGTTATCATATCTATATTATTTAATTTATACTATTGTAACAAGGATGTTTAATATAAAAAAATATAGATGTGAAATCTATATTTTATTTAATAACTATATTATTTTTATCTCATTAGAGCCCATAAAATTTTCCATATAATCAAATTGAATAAATACAAATAATATAGTATTAGGTGTATCTTCTAATACCATATTATAATCACCAATTTCATCTAACTCTAATTGAATATAATCAAGTATTGAATTTTCCATATTCATCTTCTGACATAGCTGTACCAAATTGGTATTTCTTAATTCAATAATATTAGAGATTATTTTATTGTTATATATAATCTTGTGAGGGATCATATCTTTACTTTTAACAAATTTACTAAGATTTTTTAATGCTTTTTTCTGTTCATATATATCATGACGACCTGGTTCTAAATCTAAAATAGTTACATCTTGAATACGTAAATCTTTAATATCACTTAAAAGATTATAATCTTTTTTATCAATTACTATAAATTGTTTATTAAATAATTTTTTAAATTGTATTAATTCAATATTATTTGAATTTTAATATTTCTAGCTGTGCTATTTGATTCAAATATTATAGCATTACAAATAACATTTCCTATTTGTATATTGTTTCTTATTGCTGTTGGATCAAAACGTCCTTTTATATTGCTTAATATTTCTTTATTCATTTATACCATCTCCTTAAATATATGATAAAGTACAATTACTTTATCTTCATTAATATAATATATAATTAAAATATTTTTACCCATTCATTATGCAGCAATCCAATAGATTCTTTATCTTTATTATAACTTATTTGTTCATATCTTTCTTTGTATAAAGGCTTACCATCTAAACCTATGTGGAACCATTCATTGTCCAACACAGCTATAGCTGCATCATTTATATAATTATATACAAATTCATATCTATCTTCATATAGAGGTTTCCCATTAATATCTATATGAAAATACTCAGCACCATACATAACTACAGCTATATTGTTATCATATGCAAGTACTATATCATATCTTTCTTTGTATAATGGTTTACCATCTAAACCTATATGAAACCATTTACCATCTAATATAACAGTAGATATACCATTTTTATACATAAAAACTTTATCATATCTTTCTTTGTATAATGGTTTACCATCTAAACCTATATGAAACCATTTACCATCTAATACAGCTATAGCTATATTATCAATATAGTCGTAAACTTCATCATATTCTTCATTGATTAATTTATTATCTTCCATTTTATTCATCACTCCTTTAAAATATATAAATAATATACAATATATTATTCTCCATTATTATAATATATAATTAAAAAAAGAGAGTATACCAATTACGGTATACTCTTTATTTATTAATTAAATTTATATATAGCTATAGATTCTCCACCAATACCATTTGATAGAGCAACTCCGCCTATCCTAGTTTTATCTATATCGAATAGTGTAAAAGTACCTTTAGAATCATTGCTAATATCTCTATAACTAACAAGAACTTTAGAACTTGTTAAAGTAGTTGCACTTATATAAGAAGTACTAGCACCACTATTAAATATATAAGAGTTACCACTAGTTATATTATCTCCATCTATAGTAAGTATTATAATATTACCACTATCATTACTATCTCTATAACTAACAAGTACTTTAGTACTTGTTAAAGCTATCATATCGATATAAAACATTGTACAAATAGTTATTTCATTACCAGCAGTTATAGTACTACTATTTATATTAAGTATTATGGCTCTACCAGAACCATAAATAGCAAGAGCTTTAGTATCTGTTAATTTTATTAACTTTGTAGATGTTGTGGTGCTACCAAAATTAAATGGAATACCTTTACTTATAGTATTACCACTTATATTAAGTACTATAGCATAACCATAAGAACTACCATATCTATAACTAACAAGAACTTTAGAACTTGTTAATTTTACTGCACTTATATAAGAAGTAGTACCATTACTAAATGTATAAGCACTACCACTAGTTATAGTACTTCCACTTATATTAAGTACTATAGAAGTACCATAATCGCTATCATTATCTGTATAACTAACAAGTACTAAAGTACTTGTTAAAGATACTGCACTTATATTAGAAGTACTACTATTATTAAATGTAAAAGCAGAACCTTTACTTATAGTATCTCCACTTATATTAAGTATTATAGCAGTACCATAATCATTACTAGCTTTATAACTAACAAGTACTAAATAAATAAGAACTACCACTAGTTATATTATTACCATCTATATTAATAACTATAGCTTTACCATAATCATCATATTTATAACAAATAAGCACTTTAGTATCTGTTAAAGATACTGCACTTATATAAGAAGTAGCACCACTACTATTAAATATATAAGTATCACCTATAATTACATTATCGTTTATCTGTCTTTCAATTATATTATTATTATCATTATACGATATAATATCATATTTGTTAATAGTATTTCCTGTTTCTATCATTGATGTTGTTGTAATTGCATTATTTATTCTAATTCCTCCACCATTACTTTGTCCATATATATTTCCTCTAGCCATTTTATATCACCCCTTATAATTTTATTTAAGTATTAAATAGTATTGTAATTTATTCATATCATCTGGGTGTATTAATGTTTCTCCAGATTTCCATTTTATTTTATTTCCAGATTTCCTATTACTATAATTACTTTCATTATAGTCTTCTGTAATCTTAATATTATCAGAATTATTAGTACTAAGAATTACAATATTTTTATCTACATTTTTTGGAGTATATCCTACGATTTCTTGTTGTGAAAACATTGCATTTGTTCTATAATCTCCATTAATAGTATTTGATATAACAATGATTCTTTTGTTGCTTTTATCAAATATTGAATATTCTCCACCATAACCGATTGATATATCTTTATTATAAATTAAATTACCATCAAAATTAAATTTAACAAAAATATATTTCATTGATGAACTGTATTGAGATGATGATTTAAATGTAAGAATATACCCTGTATCATCTTTATGATATCCTAAAATATGAGAAGAATTAAACGGTATATTATTAATAATTGATTTTGAAACTCCTGTATTGGCATCTAATATACTAATATATAATTTACCACCAGTATATATAAAATATGCAACTTCTTGTCTTTCTTTATTATAAATAATAGCTAATGGTCTAAATCTGTCTAAACCCATATCAGGACCACTAAGAACGCTCCATATATTAGTTCCTGTTACATCATAACATTTAATTCTGTGATAAGCACTATTATCATATCTATAAGCATATTTATTATCATTTACAGTTGCTATACTTTCTATACTATTATAAGCACTAAGACCTGGTAAATCTTTATATTGAAATCCTCCACCTATAATATTATCTTCAATAACTCTAGTTGGACCAGACCAATTACCACCTTTTACTAATATTCTATCAACACCTATACTTTTGAATGTTTGACCATACTCATTTGGGCGTTGATCTGTAGATACACTAATCACTCTACTAGTAATATATTGTAAATTTCTACCATATTTTATTATGATTCTACCATCAGTAGTAAGTCCTTGAGATCCAGTTGATCTAACTAAAAAATATTCTCCATCTATCATAGCAAAAGTTTTAGGATATGATCCATTTGTATATCCTGGTGATGATGGCAACGTACCTAATAATATATATCCATTAGTATTATTATCAAAATAATAAACACTATGATTAGTTGGATTATAATATGCTATTCTATTATTATAACTATCATAAGCTGGCGTAACATACCCATTATTAGGAAGTGACCCAATTTTTAAACCATTTTTTGCATAATCTTCTAGTATTATATCATCTATATTTATAATAGATTTAATATCATAATCGCCTACTGCATTTGATAATACTTTTAAAGATGGATCTACTTCATTTAATATTAATGCTTTTTTATTATTACTCTGTCCATATATATTTGCTTTCTTCATTTTATATCATCTCCTTTAAAATTTATATATATCTATTGTTTCTCCACCAGTACCATTTGATAAAGCAAGACCTTCTATATCTGTTTTAGTAAGATCTAGCACTATAGAAGTACCATAAGAGCTATTACCACCATCTTTATAACTAACAAGAACTTTAGTACTTGTTAAAGATACTGCACTTACATGATTAGTAATATCACTATTAAATATATAAGAAGTACCACTATTTATATCACTTCCAGATATATTAAGTACTATAGAATTACCATAATCATTATTATTATGATCACTATAACTAACAAGAACTAAAGTATCTGATAATTTTACAGCACTAATATAATAAGTAGTATCACTATTAAATACATAAGTACTTCCTTTAGTTATAGTATTACCACTTATATTAAGTACTATAGAAGTACCATAATCATTATTACCATAATCTCTATAACTAACAAGAACTTTAGTACTTGTTAAAGATACTGTATTTATATTATTAGTATAATCATTATTAAATACAAAAGAACTACCACTACTTATAACATCTCCACTTATATTAAGTACTATAGCAGTACCATAATAACTATTATTGCCATTATCTCTATAACTAACAAGAATTTTAGTATTTGTTAAATATACTGCACTTATATAAGCAGTACCGATATTATTAAATATATATTCATTACCACTAGTTATAACATCTCCACTTATATTAAGTACTATAGCAGTACCATAACTATTATCACTACTGTTATAACTAACAAGAACTTTAGTACTTGTTAAAGATACTGCACTTACATGATTAGTAGTATCACTATTAAATATAAATTCATCACCTTTAGTTATAGTATTACCACTTATATTAAGAACTATAGCAGTACCTTTGTTATAATGAGTAGGATCTTTATAACTAACAAGAACTTTAGTACTTGTTAAAGATACTGCACTTATATAATCAATTGTATTACTAGTAAAGAATATTCCATTACCACTAGTTATAATACTACCACTTATATTAAGTACTTTAGCATTACCAAATCTACCAGCACCATCTGTATAACTAACAAGAACTTTAGTACTTGTTAAAGATACTGCACTTATATCAGAAATATTATCGTTATTAAATACATATTCATTACCTTTATTTATGTTTATACCTCTCTTTATTACTTCAGTACCATCATAAGATATAAGATCTCCTTTATTTATAGTGCTACCAGTCTTTATTACTGCTGTTGTCTTTAAAACATCATTTACTTTAATGCCTCTACTACCTTGACCATAAATATATCCTCTAGCCATTTTATATTCCTCCTTATAGTATTTTTTTTTTCATTTATAGTAATGTTCTATTTTTGTAATACTTCTTATCTTTAATTATATATTATAATAATGAAAGAATAATATATTGTATATTATTTATATATTTAAACTAGTATTTAAGTATGATGCTAAGTATTCCAAAGGAGGAATTATAATGAAAAAGAAATTAATGTTAATGGTAAGTATGGTAATAATTTTATTAAGTATGAATATTGCATTTGCTGAGGATCAAGAAACTCGTACATTTAAAGTGAATGGCGATGTGAATGTTCCTAGAGGAGGTGAAATGTTATTTTA